TTGATATTAATGTCCTAAAATCATGTCAAAATAAAACAGAATACTATAGTAAAGCTTTTGGTGCAATTTTTGTTGATAAAGAAAAATCTTTAAAAAATAATATTATTGATCAAGTTGTAACCACAGAAGAAGGAGACCATACGATTACCAATGATGAGATGAATAGTATGGTTGATTTTTGTATTAGGAGATTCAAAGAATCTAGTACAAAATTAGAATCAGATATCGATAAGATGAATAATAATATTAATAAAGTAAGATATAGTTTAAAGGTAACAGAGCCTGGGGAGGAATCAGGTGAACAGTCCCAAACATCTCAATCTGTGGAGCCAGCATCTGAAAATTCTTTAGATATACTTGAAGGAATATACGAATCTTGTTTACTTACAGAAGAAGAAAACAACGATACTAAATCTGTAAAAGTAGTAAATAAAGGTAATGCTGTTGGTGGAGATAAAGGTGGAAATATAAAATATGTTAATTGGTACCTATCTGGAAATACTGATGTATTCTCTGCCAAGATGAAAATATTAAGATTAAGATACCTTGACTGTATTAAAATATTCAAAGCAGCTTTTCCAATGGAAAAGAAACAAAATAAAGAAGAAAATACCACGGAGGTCAAAGGGACCTACCAACTTAAAAAATAAAATAAAAAGAGAGTAGGATTAACTACTCTCTTTTTCTTATTATTTTAATAAATATGAATATTATGTAAATCTTCTATACGTTTTATTAAAAATAATAGTCGTTCTCCTGCATGTTCTTTTAAAGAAAACCTTAATTTATTTTCTGGCATATTATATAAGCTTATCAAATTTATATAATTTAACAATATAGATTCTAAATGAGTTGGTGTTAAATCATCCAACATATCCAATATAATTTTAGATACCTTATTAAATTGAAGCAAAAAATCTTTACTAGCATCATATTTTGGATATTCTAGCATTGTATATGTAAATAAAGATGAAAATTTTCTTACTCCAATAGCATATACTAATTCACATCCAATTTTATAATCACCATATATTATTCTATATATTTTAGCAATATCCCAATTATCAAATGAAGAATCATATATAAACATATTTACTCTGTGAACTATGTTGTCAAATTTAAAACTAGATCTAGAGATTATAGATAGCTTTAAAGCAGAATTAATCCCCATTATAGAAGACAATCCAACAATAATATCTTTATTTATATTCATTGCTATACTATTCATTTTAGTTTTAATACTTTTAATTTTATTATCAACATAAAATCTAGATGAATATATAAAAAAGTCATAAATTATTTTATTTAAAAATATAAATTCAGATTCTGATAATTTAGGTAATAATAACCCGCTAATATCATCCAATATATTTATAAAATTAATATCCATAAATAATTCTTGTATTTTTTCTATATTATTATTTATTAAATTATCTCTGGTAAATATTGTATCATGTTGATATAATATTATCTGTTTAATCTCATTGGGATCATCACTAGATTTAATTTTATTTATAACAGAATCTATATCATAAACAATATTAGTATATTTAACATATGTAGTATTATCGAAATTATAATCATCCATAATATATTTACCTCATAATATAATCTATTATAGATATAGAAGTATCGATTAATTCTCCATTATATTTAATAAAGAATGTATCAAAAAATAATACAGTATCATCATCTTTATAGTTATTTAATGTATCTGTAATAATGTATAAATATTTCTGATCCTCGTGATCTTTACAAATATCTATAGAATTAAATTCCAGGTGAAATAAATCGCCTGGAATTTCCTTATTTATATTTAATCTAATATTATTTTTTATAATAATTCTTTTTATTCTTCCTGTAATCCATCTCATATTTTTTCCTTAATCATCGAACTGAGATAAGAAATCAGCAACTCCCATACCCTTCTCTTCATTCTTTATCATATTAAACATTTCATCTTCTGAATTAAGAGATAACGCATTGAGTTCTTTATTGAACTTATCTGCTTCTTTATTAACTTTATCCGACGCTTCCTTATATCTTTCATAAACAGATTTAAGTTCATCAAGCGGCATATGCATTCCAGAAACAATAAAAGCAATATACTCTTTTTTACCATCCCATTGCTCCTGTAAGAAATTCTCATATGGTTTTCCATAAGTTTCTATAATATCATTAAATGTATAATCAATAGCATCTTCTGATTCTGGAGATATATTAAGTATTACACCTGTTCTGATAGCACCAGGATTATTAGATTTAATAGAATGAGAATTATAAATCATATTCTTGATAACCTTATTAAAATCATCTTGACTTTCAAGAGGTTTTCTAAGTTGTTTATATTCTACAGTCATATATCCAGATGTATTAGATACTTTATTAATATCTGTATCATCAATATTCTGCTTAGAATCTATAAAATCCATACCAGTAAACACTCTAATTCTAGTGCACATTTCCTTATCTGCTAATTCTTCAGCCTTAAATTTATTATTATTGGCTTGATCCAAAAAACTAGCATTGGATATAGTTTGAACAACTATAGCAGAATCAAGTTCTTGGAAAAATTCTACAGTATTTGCTAATCCTCTAACATCTTCTTCAAATCCAGTAAATGCTATAACATGTACATTCTTCTTGGATACTTGTTGGAAATATTTAGCGATAATAGGAGTAGAACCAGATCCAGTTCCACCTTCTACAGATGTAGCAATTATTATAGTATCATAATTAGCAACAGAATCTATATTAAACTTTCCAGCTTTAATTGCAGTTTTTACATACTCTTTTGCTACAGATCTTTCTTTTCCACAACCTGTATCGTTAGGAGATAACACTATAGTTTTTCCAGTATATTCTTTAGGAAAATCCTTAGATGTAGAATTTATAATAATTGTATCTTCTTCTTTAAATAATTTTGAACTTACAGCTTCGTATATAGCCTTATTGCCAGCAGCACCAACACCTACCAAAAGAGTTTTCATTAATCATTTTCCTCCTTTTTCTTTTTTGAAGGTTTATATTGTGGAAATAACTTATCTAATTGATCAGAAAGAGAATAAGTTAAACCACTACTTTTATTCTTATCATTTTTAACAGTTTTCTCAATTTCATTATTATTATTATTTTCCATTTTGTATACCCTCCTTAGGACCAAGTATGTATAGTAATTTTTATGTCTTCTTTAGCCTTATTAATTTCATCAATTTCTTGTTGCTGATTAGATTCTAGTTTACTTAATCTATAGTCTATTTTATCAAATTCAGATTTTATATATAGATATAAATCATTAATATTATTAATAGTAGGTTCAGAAGGCTGTTGTATGTATGTATTAACAGCAGGCTGAGAAGGCTGCTGTACATATGAGAATGGGAATTGATTTATAGGTGTAGTATAATCGTTTCGATAATTTGCATCTCCAGTATTAGAATAAAACATACAGAGTCCTCCTTTCCCTGTGATTATATTTATGAGCAAATTAAAATCTCAACATTTGTATCTTGAAAAACCTTTTCGATTATAGGTTTTATTATATTCCAATCTAATTCAGTTATACCATTCTTTGGTATAGCAATCTTATTTGTTTTTATATCTATATCTATATCTAATAATATTCGTTTCATAGAACGTAATGATTTCTCTACCATTTCGGATGTAATTCTTTGTTTTTGATTAGCTTTGATAATAAGATTAAAAATCTTATTATCATATAATATACAATTCATGTCTGGAAATTTTGTAATTATAGTATCTCCATATATATCTTTTAAGGCTTTTTTCGTATTATGATATTCATTAATATGAACCAATACTCCAGTAGCCATCGCAAAATCAGCAGACATATATTGTACTAAATAATATTCATCAGAATTTACAGTACTTAAATCTCTATTTTCTTCTTTTATTATCATAATCTATCTCCTATTATATTAGGAATAATTATATCATTGTGTGTTATATAGTAAAAATTAAACCTGGAGACTGAGATAATCTCCAGGTTTAATAATTAAATAAGGTATAAAATTAATTATAAAATTTACTTCGATGTCTTGTCTGGAGCCATATTAGTTTCCTCCTTATTACTGCTAATATTATTTTCTATAATTGTTTGTTCCTTTTTAGAAATTTCATCGAATCCAAGACCAAGATCACCTTGCTCTGTAATTACTCCAATAGTCTCCATAAATAATTACCTCCTTATTATTAGATTATTATAATGTGCTTATAGTTTAATAATATTAGTATATGTAACGTGATTTTTATCTAATCTTTGTATACCGATACTTTCATAAGGAAATCCTTTGATGTTGTCTTCCACAATAGTATCATAATCAATAAACTCTTTTAGCCATTCTGGTATTGGTATATCTTTTGGAATACTGATGGCATCAATGGAACCCTTAAAAGTTCTATTATCTTTTTTCTTTTCTTTTCCAGTCTTCTTATCTATTTCTATAGTATAAGCATCAGGAGCATTATCATCTTCGTCAAATAGATTAATAATATTTCTATAAATATCTGGATAAGAATCTTTAATATTCTCAGCTGTTAATCTATTAATTTTAACCTTTGCTATATCTATAGCATTTCTTTCAGATAAATCAATACCTTCTAATATTGTACCTTGTCTCAAAGCATTCCAAGCCACAGCGCCTTTAATACCTTGATTCCTCATTGGATCATCATAACTACTAGTAGATTTAATTTTCGCAGGTTTAAAGTATTCCTTTGAACCAGATCTAACTGAATTTACAATTTGTTTCTCAAAGATTACAATATCTTTAATAACTTGAAGTTGGTTAATTTCTGGAGCTTTTAATATATCTTCCATTAATATTTTCTTCAAAGCTTCTCTTGTAGATTCTGTTTTAGTAGACTTTGTAAATACTTCAATACCTTTAGTATCTAATTGTTTATTCTCTGGAATAAGATTACCTTCTTGAACTGTTACTAAAGATGCATAATTCTTCTTTGCTGCAGTAGTTAACAATCTATCAAAGGTAAATTCGTTCTTTAAAATAATTTTACAAGGTCTGTCCAATGAATGTTCACCTATTTTATTAATAGAATCTTTTACAGAATGATTCTTTTTACAAAATTCGATCATATAATCATTAGATACTCTATCCAATACATATGCTATTATATTTATTATAGAATATCTTACATTTTTATTTGGAGAAATTTCAGAATTATCGATTCTATATCCACCGTCTATAATTTCTTCATTTATAAAATCATAATCATATTTCTTAGGTACAAAATCTAAACTTTCTCTCCAATTTTTATCTTCAAATATTGGATTTTTGCACCAATTAGCAATTGATAATTCTTCACCATTTATCTGTTCAGCAATAAATCTATACCAAGCATCCAATGAAATAATACATGAATCTGTATCTGATATCATAACGACAGATTTAATCATATTATCACACCTATCGATTCTATCAATATACATATATCTATAATATACATATTCCATTAATATATCACCAAAGAATTTAATATCTTCTTGAATCTCTTCTGGAATATCCAAAGAATTAAGTAATGGAGATTTGAGTTTACGTAACATATTTTTTACCATATTTAAAGGTTTACTATTGCTCATAAACTCATAAAGATTATTCTTATAATATATTCTATTGAGATCTTCTCTATCAAGATGAGACAATATATTCCATATTATTTCCATCTCATCCCAATCAGGGATCCAATTCCAACCACATTCAAGGATCACTTTAGCAAAACAATCTTCTAAAGATACTTCTTTATCCAATATATCTATATCTCTAAAAGTTCTCAAAGGTCTTTCAGATATAATATTATCTATAAATTGTAATACTTCATTAATACTACCAAATTTAACATTATTAGCTAAAAATGATTCAAATAACATTGTTGTTGAACTAATTAATGCTCTACCTTGAGAAGTTATACTAGTTGCAACGTTTACATTATATATTAAAGAAGTAAATTGTCCCAAAGTACCATAAATACCATTACTATCTATTTTATCAAGCAGTTGCATCAGATTGTACTTCTCAAATTGTTCTGATCCTTTAGGATATTTAAACATTTCTTTTTTATGTATTCCTCGAAGATCTAGAAATGATTGTATTGTAGTTGCTAATGGATTAGGAACCGATCCGTGATACTTAAACATTGTACCATAAGCAGTTACTATAGGTTCTCTTTGTTTTATATAATCTGCTATTTGTAATAAAGTAAATTCATGAAACAAATCTTTAAATTTCTTAGTTTCTGGATCTACATATCTTTTATATGAATTAGATATTCCAGCATTAGCATTATACAATCTTTTATTTATAGAATAATCTAATATATTATCTAAATCATTCATATCTATATAAGGATTATATAGATACATTAATCTTTTCATTTTATCTTTATAAGATTGAATTGTTAAACTATCATTAATATCCAAATTATACACCTCCATATCTATTATAGTATTATGAAGTTAAAAATATAATAAAAATAAATATTGAAAATAAACTGAAACCTAGAACCTGATTTAACAGGTTCTAGGCTCAAATTTATTTTTGATACATCTACCAATTTGTTGCTATATCTAATTGAGTTGTGTTGTAAAGAGCAAAACCACCAGTATCACAAACAATACCTTGTCCTAATGAAGTTTCGACTATAGTACCACGTGGTCTAAGAGATAAGTTTGCAGCGACTATAATATAATCACCAAGCATTTTACATCCATCGTCACGTACCCAATATGGATATTCATCCTCTGTATATCCGAGATTCCTCATTATTTTAACAACACCAGACATATTAAGATTATAATATGTTTCCTTACCAGAAGGACCCTGAACTGTACCTGCGGATTTTGTTAATTTTACAGTTGATGTGCTATCATTATAAGCAGTTGGTTGTTTGCCTGCTAATCTAGCATCCTCATCTTTAAGCATTTGTTCCCAATTACTTGGATTTGCATTTAATAATTCAGATACTAATGATCCCGGTAATAAATAACCATATTCTTGAAGATAATCCTTGTCTCCAGTCGCTAATACATATTCGATAACTTGATAAGGTGTTGGCTCCTCCGAAGACTCTTCGGCATTTACATTAATCACATTCATTGATATTGTCAATATAGATAATAGTAATATTGATAAAATATATCTCTTTATATTATTTTTCATGATTTTATTTACTCCTTTTAATTATAAACATAAATATTGGCAGATCTTCTACCAAACTGAATACACTCATCATATGAACCCATAAAAATATCAATAACATTGGTAGACATTCCACCAGTATCATGAACATAATATGATCCCATCCCTTCGATATAAATCCACTTATGCCACAAATTTTTATCATTTGATGCAACAGTATACCCAATTTGAGGATAAACTCCATCAGCACAAGGATTACCAGTTGCGCAATATGCTGTTAATGAATATGTAGCATAGTAAGTGTAATCAGTGGTTGTATCATCCCCTACACTGATTGTTGCAACAGGAGAACCAGTTTCTATAGTTGATGCTACAACAAATTCCTTAGTTTCTTCTTCTCTCAACTGCACTTCTTCTTTTTTGATTCTGTCAATCGATGGAATATATACTTCACTAGTAATATACTCTTTTCGTTTGTTTTCTGCTATTTTATTTTGTACATCTGTTGGATAATAAAAAGTTATAAATACATTGTCTGGAACATCATAATTTTCTATTATTTTTTCTTCTGTATTTTGTTCAATAGCAGCAGTCAATGTTTCAGTTTCTTTAGTTTCTACTTCGGAATTATTATGTATAAATAAAAAGTGTAAACCTGGAATCATGAGACCCAGTAAAATTAATCCGATAAAGTAACTAGTATACGCCCCCAGATGGGGACTTCGATGTTTGTTCATTTCTTTCTCCTTTGTTTTACTCTTACTATTTCTTTTTTGTATTCAATTTCGTAACAAATTTTGTAACAAATATAAAATAGTATTGAATAAAATCTCTGTTGAAATAATTCCCTCGATCATTTCTAGATTTTATTATCGTTATCTGGTTTCGTTTGTAATTATAAAACCAATATAAATAATATGTATGATTGTTTTATAAATTTATGCAACAATAATTGTAACAAATTAGCTATAATTCAAAATGTAACATGTAACTTTGTAACTATTTTTTGGCTTAATTATCTTATTTATTTCTTATTATTTTTATCCTCCTTTAAATTTATTTCATACATATCTTATATATAGTATATAATTATATCTTAAGTTAATTTTTTGATCAAAAAATAAAAGCTAATTTAAAATAAATACAAAAAATAAAATTATTTTGTTAACATTAAAGAATTAAATAAGCAGATTCAAAAACCCCCCGATTAATTATTTATATGGGTTTGATCTACTTATTTAATTCTTTTTGGGAAAGGAGTTACAATATGTTTACTAATGATTTAGTATACTAAATAGTGTATATTTTGCAGCAAATCTTACACCATCAACTGGTGCCTTTACTATTGACTTTGCTACATCTTTTACAACATATTCCTTTTCTACTGTATTGCCTTCGGCATCCTTTTTCTTACAATGAATCTTAAGGGGACCCTTTTCAGCTTTGTCTCTTTTCTGAATATTTATCTTAAATTCTTTTATCTTCTTCATAAAACCTACCTCCAATAAATTAAATTTTATATTCTCTTTTAACAGCTGCTATTGTTTCATCAATAAACTCATCAACGAATGCCAAATCTTCAATTTTATAAGTTTCTTTTATCTCTACTTTGTTTCTAAGATCTTTTTCTTCACGATATTCGTTTCTGAATATATTATTCTGATACGTATATCTTACTATTCTACCTGGATAACCATAACTTGTTGACATATAATCATTTAAACACATGCACAAATATTTCATTAATTTGCTCTTTGGATCTAATGAATATTTTAATATATCAGAGAACCTTTTCACCTCAGATGATCCCATATCACATTCTCCGTCTATAGTTTCACAGATCTGAAATCTATAGAGTCTAAAAGGCATCAGGAATCTTTCGTTTTCATTATTTTCGTTCTTTATATGAAGAACAGGGTAAATGAATCCCTCTAAATTTTCAATTGTTAACTCAGATATCATTATAGGATTACTCATAGTATTTTACCTCCTCAATTAATTTATTTTTTATTACTATGATTATTGGTTCTATATTACATATATATTATATAACCAAAAATAAACACTTTTACAAAATTAAATAGGGTGTAGATTTTACTCTACACCCTATAAAACTAATTCCTATTAGATTTCTTATTATCTTCTCTTTTTTCTTTTTCTTCCGATTTGTTATTATCAGGAATATTAGAACTAGGCTCAATAACTTTACCTCTATTGATATCATTATTATCTTTCTTTGGTTCTTGATGTTGTTCATGTTCTACTTTATTAGTTTTCTCTACAATATTCTTATCCTTTGCATTGTTCAAAGATTTATATAGATCATCAATTTTCTTTTTAAATGCCAACCTTTCATTTTCATTTCTAGATAAATTATAGAGATATTCTACTTTTTCAATCTCCTTTTCAATTTCATTTACTGAAGCCATAATGCGCACCTCCTTGATTTTGTATTAATTAGGAGTTAGAATCCTCATTAGTTACATTCATTTTACCATCAATTATATCATCTAAAAATTCTCTCAAATAATATAAATTATCCCTATTAATTGGGGAAGCCAAATCGATAAATGTAATTTCGGCACCTATTTGATTTTTAATAGAAGGATCTTCTAAATACCTTTTAAGAAACATATTAAATATAAATGGATCTATTATTTTTAATCCAAGAGTCATAGTATTATTTGTAAAATTTTCAGGAACAATGCGTATTTCTGGTTGAATTCCTGTTATTCTACTGCTGGCAATCAAAGTATTTTCTTCATCAGTAAATTGAACTCTCATTGCTATCCTCCTTATAATTATAAATTATATTTCCAGAAGAATTATTTTCAAATTCCTCATAATCTTTAAGTTTTATTATATCAACTCCAGACTCATCAACTGCTAATGAATGACATATCATAAATACTTGCTCCATATTAAGATATTTAGAGATATAATATATAACTTTTATAAATTCACCTTGATTATGATTATCTAAGCCTGATCCTATTTCATCAAGATATGCAATATTGAATTTAGTAGATGCCTGATATAATAATGCTAAATTGATTACCATACCCATCATTTCTACTTGACTCATAGAACCATTAGATATATCATCCGCAGGTAATCCAGAAGGACCAACAAATGGTATTTTAAATTCTTTTTCATTAATTATAAAATCTAATATCTTATATTGACCATTAAAAAGCATAGATAATATCTGATTCGATATTTCTAATGTCTTTCTCATATATAATTGAATAAATATTGTTTGTATACCTCCACCTGTCGGAGAACAATATTTCTTTATTGTTTCAATTATATTATATTGATCTATATAAGTATTATACTCTTCATAATATGAGTTTAATAATATTAACTGTCCTTCTAATTTGCTAATATTGCTTATTATTGGATCATCCTCTATTTTTAAATTTTCTATCTCCTGATTAAGGTCAGAAATTTCTTTTACAGATTCTACAGCTTTAAAAGATTTTTTATTATATTGATCTATTTTATATTGAAGCTTGTCTAATTCTTCTTTTCTAGATTTGTAATCAATATATACATTATAATACTCTGATTCAATACCAATATTCTCATATATAGTATCTTTTAACACAGAATATTTATCAAGTTCTTTTTTCTGATCACCTATAGTAACAATTAATTCATCCCTTTCATTTTTCATATCATTTAAAAGAGCTTTATTATTATTCATTAATTGAACTTGATCCCTATATGCCTCATACTTTATTTTATATTCATTATTTATTTGTAATTCTGCAGAATATATTTGTAATGCTGCTAATCTATCTATATATATTCTTGGTTCTCTTTGATTATTGAATTGACTCATATCTAGTAATTGCTTATCTAGATTTTTAAATATATCTATATCAAATATAGAATTAAGATCATTATATTCTAAAAATAAAGATCTAATATCATCCAAAATCATCGTTTTAGAGTGCAAGAAAATCAAATGATCGATTATTTCATTATATCTAGTAATACTCTCCGTTAATTCGGACTCTTTTTCTAATACAATACTTATTTCTTTATCTATAGATATCTTTTTATAATTTTTCTTTAATTCTATTGCAGTATGTATATATGGACAAGAATCTATGGTGCATTTTTTAGGTCTATTATCCAATATAGACATAATATTTTTATCTGATTTTAATGCAGACTCTTTATCTTTATAATAATCCAATTCATTTCTTAATCTATGCTGCTCTTCTTTAGCCTTTTCTACATTATTATTCCAACTAAGAATTATATTTATATCATCCGTATTTAATCCATCATAAAATCTATCTATTTTATTAATAAAAGTTTCGTAGAATAATAATAATCTTTTTATAGGTTCTATTAATGATATATCTGGCGACACATCCAGTGATTTTAATTCTTTTAATAATTCCTTTATCTTTTTATTAGATTCTGCAAATAATAAATCTATATTACTTTTATTATTATTCTCATAACCATTTATAACAGCTTCTAATTCTACAATCTTTTTTGATAAATTTTCTAATCTTTCAGAGCTAGATTTCCATTCATTAGATATTGATTCTAATTTAGTAGAATAAAATTGAAATAATTCTTTATCTTTAGAATATTTTTCCTCTATTTTTTCTGGTTTAATTTTAGATTTATGAGCATATATAGATATACTATTATTTATATTTTGCAATTGATTATTAATACTATTGAATTGCTCATTTATCATTTCTAGCTCTCTAGCTTCGGATTCATCTATAGAATTTTTAGCTTGTATAGAAATAATTTTATTATTAATATTACTAATCCTATTTTGTAATTTATTATGTTGATCTTTTAATTTATTTAATGTAATTTCTAAGTTCTCTTCAGATCCAATATTTTGTATCTTTGTATGTAAATTATTAATGGTAGATTTTATTACTAGAGATTTTTTATTTAAAGTTTTATAAATATTATTATAAACTTCCATATTTTCTATTATAGAACTTGCAAATTTTTTACGTTCCGCGGGTTTTTTATCCCCCAATCCCCTATCAATACTAGATAATTTGGATAAAGATATATAATTGGAATCTAACTCAAATTCAGAAAAAATAATCTCTTTATATGAGGTCACATTACCATTCTCATTTAATTCAACTCCATTCTTTTGTATGAATGCCTTGGTTCCTTTTCTACCACCTTTACCGTCAGATGGTGAAGATATATTAATATCATATATATCATCTCCAGATAACAATCTTAATACTTTTCTAGCATCAAGAAATTCAACAAAAGAAGAAGAATCATCTGGAAAGATGGATAATGAATTCATCAAAGTAGATTTACCACATCCATTCATTCCAGATATGAGAACAATATTGTGCTTACATTTTGAAAAATCTATCTCCAGTTTAGTTAATCCCAATCCGGTATAAAATCCAATATAACCTTCAAAACGAGCATATAAATATCTCATTATAATTCTCCTTAATATATAATAATTATATTGAAGTAATTCAGTATATAATTTTATATTATCTAAGAATTAATCAAAATCTTTAACTTTGTCGTTCTTATTTTTAAAATTATTAAGAAAATCTTTCGCAATACTTTTATCCACAGCAGAAGGATACAATTTATTATCTTCTTCAGACCTATCCCATTTGATAGAATAAGTTGCACCGCATCTGGCACATTTTAAATATTCGAAAGGATGAACTTCATGAGAAGCTTCTTTTCCAAATATATTAATAAACTTAAGCTCACCTTCTGCACCACAAGATGTACATATATTTTTTCTTTCAAAATATATTGGATAATGATATTCTTTTATATTTATATCTAATAAAGAATCATCACCTATTGTTGTATCTGGACCCAATCTAACCTGTGCATCAATCATATTTACTACCTCCAAATAATTTATTACATGTCTACTTCTTCCAATTCATTTTTTGATTTGGTATCAAGTTTTATTTGATAATCTAAAATTAGCCCCAAATATTCATAATCATCAACATTGTCTTTATACTTATCATTGATAAATTTATAAAGAGTAACCAACTCTTCTTCAGACATAATTTGAAAATTAGATTTATTGATCTGATAAGCTAGCTCTTCAACTTCCTTCTTCTCTACAGATATTTTTGTCACAAATGGTAACAATAATTCATAAAAATAATCGATTATAAATTTAGATACTTTAAAACCATTATCTCCATTGTACAATATTGAAACATATTTAGATGAATATATCGGAATATTATTAATATAAAGATTATTGAGAATTATCTTATCAAATAATTTTATGCATATATTAAAAGCTAATTTTGTATCCATTTTCATATCTTGAATAAATATAGTATTTATAAACACATTATTTTTAGTAAATGATAAAATATCATATCCTGTAATGTTTGTTAAAGATATATCTTCCTTTAAGATTACAACCCTAAGATTTTTATATATAGTACAAGAATCTTCTATAATAGTATCTATATTTCTCAGATCATTTACACTATTTTCCAAAATATTATTATTCATAAATACTAATTCTTCTGGATAATATCTTTTAATATTTCCATATACTCTAGATTTAGTTCTATCTCCAGATATATATTTTATAAATTCTGGAATCAAAAAATCTATTTCTTCTCTAGCTTTCTTAAAAGCTAAATCAGTGTCTATAAAATCGAAATTACTAAATACATTAGCATCTGGTATATTATGAGAAAAGCATAACATTTTTATTCCACCTCTTTCTTTTTATTTGTAGGCAAAACATATTTCATTTGATTTTTATATCCTTTAGCTACTATTTTTGTATCTATAAATCTAGGCAAACTATCTTTTTCCGACATCTGGCTAAATGGTATTCTACTCATTCCTATATAAACTGTACCGGGAATAAATACTTTTCCTTGTTTTTCTAATATTTTATTTCTTTCTTTGATCTGTTCTTCTGAATATAGAAAGTAAACATATTTATTTGTAACAGCCATTTTATAAATCCTCCTTACAGATTAAAAATAGAGAAGATAGCTATACTATCTTCTCTATTATTTTAAATTAGTTAAATAGAGATGTCCCCTTATTCTTTTTATCATCCTTCTCTAAAGTTTCTGCATATGCTGTATATAATATAGAAGGATCATCATTATATATAGGTGCTATTATTTTTGTTAGTTCAAGATCTTCCTCTACAATTTTTTGTCTAATTGCATAATAATCTTTCTTTTCTGGCTCTCTATCAAATGATATCGGTTGTATAGCATCCTTCTTCCATTCAGTTTGAAGATATCCGTATTGTTCCTTCCAAGTATTAGGTTCCTCATATTCAGAAAAAGATGTTCCATAAATATTTGTCATTGGACATATCATACCAGACATTCCTGGATCAGATACTGAAGAACTATCAAGATCTAATATACCAACATGACTAGGATCAATATAACGATACATTGGTTGTATAGATGAACCATCCTCACCCAATCCAGATATACCTTTATAAGTATATTTAAGAGCTGCCGTTGCGTCATTATCATTAACAAGATCTTTATATGATATAAGATTAGTCATGGTTGGACTAGAAACATTATGTAATATATAAAATGGCTGTGTATAAATAGCTTGTTCTATTTTCTTTAATGTAACCTTTTTACCAAGATCAGATATTCTATGAATACCTCTATTAAGATTAGTTGCATATAATTGCCCAATATAGTCAGCTATTCTTACACGCTTAGTTCTTACATCTACATTTTCTTTCATTCTTATATTAGAAAATTCTCTAAGCATCCATCTAAATATACAATATATATCTTTTTTATCTTCTTCAGGAAGATGAAGTTGTTCTTTGGTAAGAATATCATATATAGAATCTATAGAATCTAATTGGAATAATCCTTTTTCTACAGATGCATTTTTAAATGCAGCACCAAGATTTATTAACCAAAATCTTATGTCAAATAGTTGATTAATATTTGTATCTTTATTAATAGCTGTATATAATGCTACTACATATGATTGTACCATTGGATCTTGGAAACATATTTTTGGTACTGAAATATAAATATTATGCTTTTTGAAACAATAATAATCAGGATTGTCAAATTGGTGAGTGGTTACATAAACACAATTAATACCAAGAAATTCAGATAATCCATATAATCCAAGAAATGCTAATAAATAATGATACGCATTTACAGTATTCTTAAATATAATACTATTATATTCTGTTAATTTCAATGTTTCTTTTGTATTTATATCTACTAAATCTCTAAATGATCTGAAGATTCTTATTGGTGAGAAATTTGTCTTTAGTGTATTAGTGTCTACTTTAGATTGTCTAGCATTAGCATTATTATATGTAGAACCATCTACAATTTGATATGTTGTATTATAATAATTTCCAGATAATCTAAAATAATATTTTTTAACATATCTTGGTAGCGCTATTAACACTTCTAGGTTCTTCTGAGGGTCCAGTACCTCTTTGGTTCCTTCATTAGTTTCTATCCTCTCTACCCCAGTATGTTTAATGAACCACACTGCTCTAATTAAAATAATATCTGTATCTTTTATATTTATAAAATCGTAAGTATTTTCTCCCTTAGAATTCTTTCTACGTCTACTTTCCTCATGTTCTCTGAGAGTATTATAAATTTCTTTATAATTAGTTATGACTTCAAACTTAATTAATTTTAGGGTATAATACTTATCGGCTTCACATGAGAGCAATATTTTATGAATAACTTCAATCATTTCTTCATTATCTCTTTTAAATAATTCAGGATTAAATTGCTCTCTATGACTTTCATTAAACTGTCTCATAAATTGTGCTTGGTTCATAATTGTTATTATACCTCCCAATTATAATATATTATAACATCCTGAATGAATTTTAAAAATCATCTTCATCAGATGATTCATCATCATCGTCGTCAAAATTCATATTAATAAATTCTCCAGTAGTTAACGAAATACTTACAGGATGTTGCATTGGGTTTGGTACCCCTGGTTCTTTATTTCGTATTGTTAATATAGCTTCCATATCAAGATTCTCACAATATCTATCAATAATTTTCAATGTAACAGAAGAGTTCTTTAATTGCCTCTTATCATTTGGAAAATTCTGACCAAATCTTTGGCTATATTTATCAATATCACATCTCTTAGAATTAATAGCTGTTTTCAAACATTGCATCCCAGGTTCATCTGTATCTTTAATATTGATTTGAGTAACATTGTCGGGATTTATTATCCAAGGTTCAGCTAATTTACTCAAAACATTTTCTTTTTCTATAATGCTTTGAATATCGTCATTTGACGAAATAGTAATAATAGGAATATTTTTATAATTCTCCTCGTCATGAGCTTTAGGATATATCTCAAAATCTAGAGAACCATCTGAATATATTCCTGGTTGAGTACTCTTTCCTTCGATATACTGTCCTCTATATGGCAGAACATACTTATCTTCTCCTTTTTCCTCAACCACAGCAATATTTCCAATATCCCACAATGATTGGGAATTTCTATATTCTTCATGTGTTAACACATTATAGGTTTCTCCTTTAATCATTGCAGAGGATACAGAATTATTTAATCTAATATCCATAGAATTCTCCTTATTAATAAAAAATAACTGCAGAGGGGTTTAATATCATATCGATATATCCCTCCGCAGTTAAATATCATCTAATCAATTACTTCTCAATTGATGAGTCATCTTTGATTATTGTTTTAACCTCTCCGGCAGGATCTATCGCAAATACTTTTACGCCATCTACTACTTCTACTTTTGCTGTAAAGATATTATCGAGCTCTATCTCTACTACTTCACCTTCTTTTGCATTCTCATCAAGCCACTTATAAAGCTGCTCGGTAATATATGTCATTAGAACAACGATTGCTGACTTATCCCTAAACCTCATTCCATATTTATTACCTGCAATCTCTCTAAAATATGAATGTGTAAGATCATTCTGAAGATCAATTTTTATAGCATTGCTAGGGATTTCATTAGGATTAAATGTCCAAACAAGGCTCCAGTTTCCAGGATTATCTCCTTCACCATCAAAATATTCAACAGTTGCTGCTGCAATTGGCTTACCTGTAACTTCTGTGATCAGGAATGATGTTGGTGCCTCTTTAGACATATTATCCTTGAGAACTCCAGCTACTCCATAAAACAGAGTATAATATAACTTCTCGATATGAGTTTCAGCTACATCATATCCTTTCTCATTATACAGACCACTTGAAATGTTGTGAGCTAAATTAGTACTATTGAATTCCATTTTAATATCCTCCTAAAATAAATTTATTTTGTTTATACACAATTATAGTATATTATTTAAACTATAATTACCTCACCTAAATATTTTTCAGTATTTTCCATAAACTCATTTATTGGAACTATTACTGTATTATCTTGTTTTAAGGCTTTTATCACCTTGCCACTACTAAATCCTTCGTATGGAACTAATAATATATCTGTTTTCTTGGTTACCGATCCCTCATCAGCATCATATCCCTTGGTATTTAATAGTTCCATTAATTGTAAATTTCTAACTCCAGAAAATCTTATTTGTTTTTTATTATTAAGATTTCCTTTAGTATCTATAATCATGTTGTTATCTAATATGAATTTGATATCTTTAGCATATAATGGAAACTCTTCTACGATAACTTCTTTAGTTACACCTTCAGATATTACATGTGAAATTGATATATTGAAACTTTCTGCACTGTCAGATGTTTCCCATAAATAATATAATTCTTTTAAAGTTATATTTTCAAAGATATTTTTCCATTTCTTATGAGCTATTCCTGTAAATCCTAATGAGCCCATAAATATATAATCTTTTATCTTATTATTCTTTAGATCTTGAAGATTACTATAAAAAGTTCTTCCATCTGCTCCACCTAATTTATTTACATAATAATCTAAATTATAGTCATATAATTGGTAGAAATTCTGTATATCTTTTATTGAATTAAATGATGCTTCTGCGAACCCTTTGATATTCAATTTACTAAACATATTAACCATACGTTTCTGGTTTCTTGCTGGACATTCTCTATTTGGACAAATAGCTGTATCTCCAGAGCTAGAAGTAACTAATTCTGTACCACATATTGGGCATACTTTCGTAAATTCAAATCTTTCATTTGGGTTGTTTCTATTATGCTCACAATCTAAACTGCTTACATAAGGCATTACATCGTTTATATATGTGACATTTATATAGTCTCCATACTTTAAATTCAATTCATTAAATCTTTTTAAACTAGATCCTGTAGATTTAGTATGAATAGTTCCTATAAATTCTACTGGATCATAATGTATCATTGGAGTTACTTGACCATGTTGTCCAACTTCATAAGTTATACCCCTTACAATAGTTTGTTTCTCTAAAGGATCAAACTTAACAGCCATAGAATATTTATTTATATAATTCTTTCTTCCCAATTTATGTCTAATATTCTCATCCAAGTATGATACCACTATTCCATCATACATAAAATTCAAATAATCTCTACAAGTTTTAGCTTCATCTAGGAATTGTTTTATATAATATAATACTTCTTGAACTGTTCCTTTAAAATAACAATATCTTAACGGTTCCCCATGCGATCTAAATAGACTATTTATAAAATGTATTTCTTCCAATCTATTATTAATCCATGGTGTCTGATCTCTATCTACAGCTAATGGTACCAATGTTATTAGATCTCTAAACATATAACCATCGCTAGCACCAAATAAACCAACTATTGCAGTTCTACAATTACGATAATTCTTTTCCCTTAATTGATTAAAGGTTTCAAGATTAGATTTTGTAATTATAGCTTCAAATTTAACTCCAAGAGGCTCTTCACCTATCATAGCTCCAGCTTGTCTAAACGGATATCCTTGTAATATTGGTGTTATATCGGCTGCTGCACCAATACCAGTATCTCCTCTAGTTCTTGCAGATATTAATTCAAGTCCACAATCCGCTTCTACAGAAATTCCATCATATTTTAATTCACATACGATTTCGATTTCTTGATTACTTTTAATGATTCCCTTTTCAATATGATCTTGAAAGAAATCTCTTTCCAATATCTTTACATTAGAATCATCAAAACATCCCGCATTTATTGCGTCTTGATTTAATACGAACTTACATTTATCTAGAGTTCCAACCAAGTCTGGATGATTATGAATTGTATTATGTTTCCTTTTGCTGACAGCTTCTTGATCAAATGATATAGGAGAAACATGAAAATCATTTCTATTAAGTCTCGGTTTTCCATTTAGAGTTAATTCATTATAAATCTCTTCTCTAATTTCATTCCTTTTTGGTTGTTGTACAAAACTTATTGGCTGCGATGCTATTTTTATATCAGATTGATCATTAACAAAACTTTGTTTAAACTCTACAACTGCAGATCCAACTTGAAAATTAGCATCATAAGTCTTATATTTCTCAAAAAGCAAATCATAGAAGCCATCTTCAATCGGAAGTATAATCATATCGGTTCTATTATATAAGATATTACAAGACATGATCAGATATTTTAATGTTTCTATTTCATCTGAAGATAATTCAGATTTATTATAAATATCCATTGCAATCTTGTTTAATCTATTAATATTAGAATCGTTGATTACACTTCCGTTTCCTAAACATAATTCATTAAATAAATTTATTACAAATTCTTTTTCCATTTCGCCTCCTTTCTTATTTATAGTATATTATTATAAATAATCTTAAGGTAATAAATTATAATCTGGAATAATATCTGGAAAAATTTTGCCCCAATCATATCATTTCCCCTTATAATAAATTTATTTTAGCGATAATCTATCAATAGCATATATACTTTTTTCTATATGATTACTTTCACTTATGAAACTTATATCACGATCAGTTATATCATATTTATGAGAAAATTTTATACCTTCGCCACTTTTAAGTTTTGTTTCCTCGTATATATGTAAACCACTAGATAATAAGTTTTTATAATTTTGGGAAAGTCCTATAAAAAATCTTATTTGAGAAAAATATAATGTTGGGTCGGCAAAGGGACAATTTAAAACACTGAGGATTTCTCTCGAATTATGTAATAAACTACACGTTTTTATTGTTTTATCATTTATATTAATTTTCTTCTTTTTAATCATCATCATTATATTCCTATAACTAATTATTTTAACGTCAATATTCCTTTTTTATTATAAGAACGAGATATAATTGTATATTTATAATGAGATTTAACCGATCTATCATGTAAACCTCTTTTGAAGAATGATTCAAAATCTAAATACATCCCATCTTGGCTTAAATAATTATTATATCTAGAATGGCTCCTATTATGAATAACTTTAAAGGGTTTAGTTTCATCTATATCTTCCGGCACATAAGGAGTATCAAAGAATACCCAAGGAGCATTACTATCAAATATTAGACTTCTATCCATATAATGCTTAGATATATCTTTTATAGATAATTTGTTTTTCTTTATAAATCTCATTTTTATTATATTTATCACCTCCTTATAATCATAATATATTATTACAAATTAATACGAATATAATTGGGAGGAATAAAATCCTCCCAATTCTTATTCTTTTCTTCTAGTATCTATACCATCAAATAAGAATGGCGATATTGCCTTTTTATATTTAGCAGATTTAAATTTCTTTTCTCTATCTTTAAAATCTTGCTCATAATCAAATCCTTCTCTTTCAGATTCTGGAACAAAACTAATAGGATAAGTAATAGGATCTTTATCAAAATATACACCTGATACAGTAATCTTTTTCTTAACTTTCTTGGTTTTAATGAATGCAATTCTTCTACCAATAGTTTTAAGATAAGTAGCTGCGATCTCCGCAGATCTATTCTTACTATTAGAATCAAGTTTAATATCAATTTTAAACGGATCTTCAGTATACATTTTTTCTACAAGTCTTCTTCCCTGAGGAGACAAACTATGTATCATCATATTAGTTATAACAGCATCCGCACCAATATGATTCATATTATTAGTCTCCATATTACCAAATCTAATAGGAGTATTAGGATATAATTCTTTGAAATCTTTTCTAGCTTTAGACTTAGTATTCTCATTTCTTATATTAGTTGCACTTAATGAAGTTGCCGAGAATTTCTCTTCAGCGAATTGCTTAAGTCTATAAATATATTGTTTACCAACCACAACCCTCTTTCTAGATTTAACATATCTAGTCTCTCCATTGGATGCTTGTATGGCAACCTCTAATTCATTCTGTTTAACGAATGGAAATGCTTTATATATCTCGTTTAATTTATCTATAGTCATAGTATCAGTGATAGGTCTCATAGATAAATGTATAGCTCCATCATTTATAATAGATTCAATAAAGAACATTAAATCCTCTGGTGAAGAATTCTTTCTATATTGTTCTAGTGCTTCTGCTTGCTCAGGAGAACAGAATGATATATATTTCTTTATAAGGTTATAGGCTTCTTCTAAAGAATATTCTCCCTTCTTTATCTCATCAATAATAGCTGCACCAATATGCGTTAATGATAACTCAAAACACTGTCCAGTATTTTCTCTATTAATCATTGTAGATGAATTAAAGATTACATCTACTTGCTCATAATCTCCACTACCATTTTTGAATCTAGGCATATATTCGTTAGGCCATATACTAGATACAATACCTTTACCACCATATCTATTAGCAGCTTTATCTCCTACCAACATTGGAAGATCTTCAAGTACTACCACTTCAAGAATTATATTAGAGAATGGTCTCTTATCAATATATTGATCATGATCACATACTCTTTGAGCAAGTGTATTTATTTTCTGCAATTCATAAGATAGTTCATATCCCTCGGATATATAAGGTAATAATACTTTATGAATCTCTGTAGATTGTCTCATTAATTCATTATAATATAATTTCAATTGGGCATAATAATGAGTATCTAATATATCTGGATTATTGCAGAATATATTTACATCTACAACTTTTCCCCTAACCTGTCTTCTTTCATCTGACATTGTAAATTTTCTAAGTCTATCTACAGATTGCGAGAATAAAGCTTCTTCTTTTTTCTCTTTTCTAAGTCCTATAAGATTTGCATCTTTTACATCTTCACCAATATCTGGTATTACTTTATATACATTTTCATCACCATATATATTCAGAGGAATATCATTATCATTTATTGGAATTTTTACAACATTAATCAATGGTGACACTAATTTATCAGCTGCATTCTGTGACATAATAATAGAATCTTCCATATTATCATCAAGAGCCATATATGCTACATTAAAATTTCTACCATCTTTTCTATTATTATATTCATCAAATGCTAATGACTTCTGAAGTATAGTTCCATTTGGTACATAAGCACCAACTTGAAGATTATCCATTACTTCATTATTATAAAGATAACCATAAGATTCTGTAATGTGCTCATATGATATTCTCTCCACCACATCTAATTTTTTCTCATGTATATTCTTTAATATAAGATAATAATGATGATCTGGAGCAAAACTAAATTTGCTAATCTTTGCTACAACTTGATAATCTGCATCTGCTCTAAGAATAGAAGATGCATAATCGCCGAATCTAATCTCATAACCAGTTTCTATTATTGCTTTCTCTGAAGTAATCAAAGGTAATATATGATCGCTATGAGTAGAAAACATTATCTTTCTGGCACCAGCATTACATCCATTAAATGGTTGCCTTAATCCTCTACCTAACATTTGTTCAGGAGAACTTATACCAGCTGATACTTCTTCCATCTGCTCAATAAAGTTTAATGAACCCATTATAATACCACTCCTTCTCTACATATAGTACACTGTATATGTAGTGATTTTTTCCATAGTTTCGTTTTTAGTATCTACTTTTATTACTTGATATAGTAAATTATTAGATTCTTTAGCTTTTAAAAACTTTTCTTTTGAATAATCTTTTGGAAAATCATCCAAACAATCTACATTATAATTATATTTGATATATTCTTTGAATTTGTTATATAAAGTTGGATGCCTTTTCAAATACGGAATAACAACATAGTGGAGTTCTTTTATTTTATTTGATCCAACTTTTATCAAATTTATAATATTAGAATCTATAAATTTATAAAATATATTATCTTCATGAGTTATATATACCATCATTATATTCTCCAAGTTATTATTCCATTATTAATATCATAAGGTGATATATTTACTTTTACACTATCCCCAACTACCAATCTAATATTTGATAATCTAATTCTACCGCTAACAGTACACATTGTTTCATGATCATTTTCTAATTTAACTTTAAATTTGCCACCTGGGACTTTATCTATTATGGTTCCTACAATTTCAAAATTATCAGATTTTGACACAATATACTTCTCCTTTCCATTTATATAGTATATTATTCTAGTTTTCTTTAGGCATTCCCATACTAGTAATAGAATCTAATATATCATCTTCTAATGAATTCTCTTCAAAATGTTTATTTTTTGTATCTGATAAGAATGTACACAATGTTTCGTAACATTTCTTAGAAAAAGCTTCTCTTAATTCTTTATGATCTTCTAATTGTTGTTTAAAATTCCTCTGTGAGAATTTAATATCTGGGCATTCATCTAAAAATAAATATGCACCTGCTCCGCTTAATTTGCCTTCATTTTTAAGAAGCATAAATAGTGATAGAATATTATCAAAACATCCTTCTGATTTATTAAATATCATCGGTACAGTTTTCTTGGTTGCATTTGTTCTAGACTTAACCAAAGTAATTGTAACTACAGAACCATCTATACCAAAATCTTTATCTGCTTTAAGAGTAAGACTATCGTCTGCTCTAAACATATTATTTGCAAGATATATAGCAGCTTTACCACCAGGCAATCTTTCTCCTTGTTTTAAACCAGATATCTGTGCAGCTTTCGGGATAAATCCCATTTGTATCTCATCAAGAATATGATTTACAGTAAATAGAATAATATTAGCCTCTTTACAAAGTTGAGATATTCTCTTGAATAATTGTGTATTAGATTTTGCAATGCTAGATGCAGTCATTGATCCAGATAATTCATCTTTTTCAGTTACATCCTCAGGAAGTAACATCGGCAAAGAATCTATCATATATACAGTTGGAACCAATTTATATATTCTATTTCCATATGTGTCAAATAATCCAGTATCATATTCGAACTCTTTTCTATTATTAACTTTTATATCATGAATAGTCTGTATTCTTTGAAATACATTTTCTGTAGTAATCCCAGAATTTCTAACTTCTACATATTCAGATATTTCTTCTGAAGTTAATCCTAATAAAAATTCTTTTCTTACCTGAGGAAGAGATCCTTCAATATCATCAATATATATTCCCGTGCTCAATCCTTTTTTGATAAACGGTTTAATAATATTACCACCCATTTGAGTTATTAAAGTAGATTTTCCTGAACCAGATCTACCAATAACTGTATTAGTTGATCCATCAACAATACCAACAGAATTATATGTAAAAGTTCTTTCTTCCGACTCTACATGAACTACTGTTCCGTTTAAATAATCAATAGAAAGAAAACCAGTAGAATATAATACATCAAATTCTGCAACTGAACCGACCCCAGCGGTTTTCAATTTACTAACTTTTTCTCTAAATTTATCTTGTAATCCCATATTTTAATATATACCTCCTATTTTAATAGTAGTTATTTTACCGAATTATAGAATAGTTGATATATATGTAAAATATGATTTTTGATACGAATATAGGTTAGTTTTTATCTTTTCGCAAAAATAATGGTGGTCGAGAATAATCTATTCCGTCTAAATAATAATTTTTTCTATTTAAATGATTCTCTGAATAATTTTTACTAAATATAGAAATATTTGGTCTTATTTTGCAATGACTACCACCAACACCTTTAAGTCGATTTTTCTTGAATCTTGCACCAATAAACTTAATATGATATTCTCCTGAATCATATTTTAGTGATGTTACAGATATTCTACTATGTCTATTAGATATTTCTATTAATGAAGGGAGCCTAACACTCCATTCTATAATAGAATTATAGTCGCTATCATATATTAAACTTTTATTATCAAATATCATCATTTAATCCTCATATTTTCAGTATTTATAAATTTTCTATTTCTTTATAATAGAACAAATATAACTATGAATAATATTCATATTCAAGCTAATCTTTTTATAACTATCATTGTCACTTTTCCAACTAAGAGGTTCAATTTCTCTAGTTACCAAATCATCCAGTGCTCTATCATTTTCACACCACGAATATGATCTTCCACCTAAAGAAAATCTTCTTTCAGGGTATGAAGTGCTACTCAAGCTATAACGTGATCTGGATATAGGTCTAAAAAACTTAATAAGATTAAAAACAGATCGACGATTTAAACCATACTGAGGATTAGGTTCAGGAAATATCATAGAGCGAGCATAGTTGCTCATTTTATTTCTATTTATCATTTAATTCCTTTCTGATAACAGTAATAATTTCATCCTGAAGTTCTGCCGGATTAATAGTTTTTGTTTTATGTTTGTTGATAATCTTTGTAGTAGTATCTTTAGATAATCCGAAAGATTCGCACATTTTACGAGCAGTATCTTTATTAATATCTGTAAGCTCTATTACCTTATCAAATCTTCCCTTTCTAGTTATAGCACTATCAAGTCTATCATAATAGTTTGTAGTGGCCACAAAGATACAATTATTAGGGCTATTTACACCATCAAGGAACGATAAGAGTTTAGTAACCCTAACCTTCTGATCATCTGTAGCTTCACCATCATCTCTGGACTTGAATATAGCATCTATTTCATCTATAAATATTACAATCTTAATATTATCATTATTAATAGCATTGGTAAGTTCAATAAGATTAATATCATCAAATGTAGAAGTATCTATAGATACAAGATCATAATCTAATTCAGATGCTAAAGCTTTGGCAAGGGTAGATTTACCAGTTCCAGCTTTACCATATACAAGAATACCAGTCTTATGAATAAGACCTCTCTCTTCAAACGTATCTGCACATTTCTCCCAATTATCTATATGATTCATAATTTCTTCTTTAATATTATTATCGAAGAATAATGTATCGAATCCGCGCTTATTTATAAAAGATTTAATAGATGTCCATCCATCTCTATCTCCAGAAATCTCATACAAAGTAAGCATCTCCGTATCTTTCTTACCAGTATTTTCAATAAACTGTTTAATCTTCTTAACTATATTTAAAGAATCTTTACCAATAATATATAAATCAAGATTATATATAATATCAGAATAATTACGACCATTTCTATCAGAAAATGTAGGGTATCCGTAGACAATAATTCTAGAACCAGTATGAGTATCTATTGTAAATAAACTATCAACATAATATTTACCATCTGCTTCTATAGTATGCTTAGAAAAATACTTATCAATCTTTTTAAGCAATTTCATATATCTATCATATTCTGAACTATTAGATGTTATTTTTAACGGTATAGAAAATCTAGTCTTTACAATATTAATGCCTAAATCTAAAGCCTTATTTTCCAAATTATAAATTATCGAGTTACCGAAAAAATCCTTATTAATCATGTCTATTCTCCTTATCTTTAAAAATTTTTGTCCGGTATATATTAATATATACCGGACTTCTACGTTAATCTAAATTATCTTTTTTACTTATTGATTTTTCTCCCTGGTAATGAATTGAAATATCATACTCTGTGGCGACAAACTTCTCCACTTTACAACCATGAGCATTTTTCCACCCATTACACATATAAATTACATCCACATCCTCTAGCATTTGAATAGCTCTGCCGAGCCACCATAATCTACTAGCTTCTTCAGGTAGTTCTTCATTATTTCTAGCATTAGTTGTACTTACTATCTCCAGTTCATTATTTCTATCATAAAATTGATATAATTCCTTTATTTCTTTTATAGCTATATCTCTTCTCGATTTTATCTCATCATCTGTTAACCCATTCATTGGTTGCGAAATGAATACTTTCATACAGTTATCTCCTTATTATATTGCTATTGGGATATTCTTTATTTGAGGACCATATTTATAATCCTTTATTATAAGATCATCCGTAGTAAATTTATAAAAATCTTTTACATCTGGATTTAATGATACTTTTGGTGCTGGATAAGATTCTCTGGATATTAATTCTTTAACTAGATCTACATGTCTATCATAAATATGAATATCTGTAATACAATGCATTATCTGTCCAGGAATCATATCTACAGACTGTGCAACCATCATTAGGAATATTGCATATTGAGCTATATTCCAATTATTAGCTGCTAGCATATCATTAGATCTCTGATTAAGAGTCATATTTAATACTAACTTATCTTCACCTTCATCTGTTACATTAAATATTACATTATAGCAACATGGCTGAAGTTGCATTTCACTGAGTTCTTGAACGTTCCAAAGATTAATCATTATTCTTCTAGAAAACGGAGTATTTTTAAGATCATATAACACAGCATCCATCTGATCTAAAAAGATATAATCGTTTAATACCTTTGCATCTTTATATGCTAAATTATTATATAAAAAATTAGATATTGGAAAATTAGATACTGGATCTCCTACCAATTTATTTTGATATCCATATCCTCGTACAATATTACAATATTTTTCAAATGATCCATATTTTTCAATTATACCATTCCAGGATATTTTTTCTGTATGATGTAAATATTTTTCTGCTACTTGGTATCCATAAGCTTTTCCGATTGTACCATATTCATCTGCCCATTCATCCCAAATAGATGAATTGAGATCTTTTAATAAACAAGATTTTCTTTGATATATCCAAAGAATTTCATCCATTGCTGATTTAAGATATGTCTGTCTTAAAGTCATTGCTGGAAATTCTTCCCTTAAGTCATACTTAGCACAATAACCAAACTTCTTTATTGTGTAAGCTGGTGTTCCATCTGACCATTTAGGTCTAACCTTTTGTCCTTCTGTAGATGTGCCATTTTCTATTATATCTTTTGCTGTAGATATAAATATATCATCTGCTTTACTCATATACTTCTTCTCCTCTTTATCTTACTATTTAAAATCTTCCATAGTAACATTTACTGGAAGTCTCACTCCATTGTAATTAATATATAATGTAGGTAAACTAGGAAATTTATAAAGATATAATTCTGTAGGGTCTCCTTTAATTGCTTCTTGCCAAGTCATAGAAGGATCCCATATGATTTTAATATCATCTATAGTAAAACTACTATTTTTATTCATATAATATACTGTAATTGATTTATTATTCATTTATTTATACTTCCTTTATTTTTATAATATGCAATAGTACATATCTAAATGTTAATTTTATTATATGAATAAAAATAATATGATGTAATGATGTTTATAAACATATTATTCAAAAAATAATATATAAGAGGTAGTTAATACTACCTCTTATATTTATATTATCTAATTATATCTGCTTTCAATATTATTCCTTTTGATGATAATAATTTTTGTCCAGCTGCTATACTAGATTTAGTTTTAATATTTGCTACTGGTATTTCCTCTATAGCATCTGATGTAACTATTCTTATGTGATCTGTTTCTGATGCCCCATATATACCAAATATCTCATCATTATTATCTAATTTTATACACGAACTTCCTTTACTTCCTCTACTATGACTAGTCATTAAAGGAGATTCGAACCTATTTAATTTACCATTCTTTGTAAGAACTATAATATCTGATGAATCTGGATATATTACGGATAAACCATTTATTGGTTCATTAGTATTCATAGCTTTGGGACCAAATGCATTTCTCTTTAATAGAGATATATCTTTCATCTTTATTCTTAATGCTTTATGGTTAGAATTTACAACTACATCTAAATCATAAGGAGCCAAAGCTAAACCAGTGACTTCATCGTCATCTCTTACTTTAGAATATATTAATCCAGAAGGACCTACGTTTAAGAAATCTTCTATATCTAATTTCTTAATTGTATTGGATTTGGTTGCTACCACTAAGAAATGCTTCTTACCCAACTCTGTTATTTTCTTAAATATTGGTTCAGAGAATACAGATATAATATCTGAAGTTAAGTTTCTTATAAGTATTCGTACATCTGTACCAGGTGATGTCTTATCAGATATTGGTATCTTATGTACTGGCAAATTAAATACTTTGCCTTTATTATCAAATATTAATATATTTTCAGAATTATCTACCCTAATTATAAATTTAGGATTATCTTTTCTTACTATATTAACCTTGTCCACATCAGGAATCTTTCTAATATAATTCTTATCTGTAATTACAACCTTGAAAGTTCCCTTAGGAATTTGATTTTCTTCATCAATAGATTTTACAATACACTTTCTAGGATCACCATATTTTTGAGATAATTCTGTAAGTTCATTGTATATTTCTGTTTTAATAAGAGTACCATCATCAGTTACATAAGGTTCATATAATCTTATCTTTTGTTCAAGTTCTTTTCTTTCGGCTTTATAATCTATTAAATGTCTCATAGATAATCTAGACAATGTAGCATTGATTATAAATTTTGCCTGAAGATCCGTAAGCTTACATTTCTTGATAATATATTCAATTATATCATCATCTGAACCTTTAGATTTCTTAATCATATTTATAATTGTATCTACTTCTCCAGATTCAAGCACTTTAATAAATGCATCTATATGATGATGACGAGTTAATACTTGTTGAAGTTTATTACAATATAATCTAAATTTTATATTAGCTCTCTGATCAATAAATGTCAATAAATAATCTTTATATGAAAATCTTCTAGTATTAATTCCATCTATATCTACAGCTTCGAAATTTACAGATACTGTACTTTGAACTTGAGTTTTAGCATATAATACTTGTTTTACATATGTAGGATCAGCACCAGGTCTAAGCTGTATAATAATATTTGGTTTTGAATCTTTAAGATCATCAATTACATCTTTTATCATTGGCAATTGTTTTTCTTCGACCATTTTAAGAATTTTTTCTACTATAGCACCAGTATTGGTCATATTTGGTAGAGATACAATTCTTAAAGTATAATTACCAGTCTTAGGATCTTGTTCAGTGATTATCTTTCCTCTAACTTTAAAAGAACCATAACCATTATCACATATCTCTTTCCAATTAGTATCTATAAGAATACATTCTTGTGGATAATCCGGAATCAAAAGCACATCAGCATTTGGATTCTTTATAAGTTTCTGAGTTTCAGCTATAACTTCTTTTATATTATGAGAGGGAACATTTACTGCCATTCCAACACCAATACCAAAAGTACCATTTATAAGAATTAATGGAAGTTTTGCTGGCAAGAACTCTGGTTCTTTGGTTCCATCTCTAAGATATGTATCGACCCAATCTACAATATTATTTGCTTGGGACAATTCATCCACAAATACATCATATCCAAAATCAGATAAACTACATTCTGTATATCGTGGAGCTGCAGCTCCACCACCGGATAAATTTCCCCATCCACCTTTTCCATAAAATATTGGATATTTGGTTTTAAACCATGATACCATTGTTACCATAGCTTCATAAAGCCCATCTCCTCCGTGAGCATAATATCGTTCCATTATAGATCCTTTAAGCGATTCAGACTTTACTTTATCTTTTGGATGATTGAGTCCTTTTTTATGTGCACCATATATTAGTTTTCTTTGAACAGGTTTCAATCCATCTCTTACTTCTGGAAATGCTCGACGTCTATTAACTATTATAGAATATTTTGCTTGATCGTTCTCATACATTTCTAGAGTTTCTTTATCAATAATTTTTTCGGACATTTTATTCTTCTCCATCATTAAATATTAATGGTTTTATAATATAAATTTTATTTTCTCTATTTAGTTGTTCTCCAGATTGTATATTTGAATCATTATCCTTTTCATAATAGAATTTTACTTCATGTATCTGATTTTTAGGTGAAGTAACTGGCTCCTTTTTTGTAAAGCATCTAATATTTCTTGGACTGATATCTGTAACTATGGTTCTTCTAGGATACCCATTTATTTTTTGTTTAATATTAGATGCTAAACTTAACAATTCAGATCTTGTTACTACTTGTCTGATATTATTATTATCCGATAATTCATAAGTTAATTCTCCATAAAATTTTGTAAATAAATCTATTGGATCTTTGGTTTCTCTAGGTCTAATTAAAATACCAAATGGATACTTCTTGTAATGTTTCATAGATCTTACAATGCCCGTATTGGATATTTCGTATCCATTAAACCCAGGAATATAATACCACAATATATTAGTATTATATGGATTAATATACTTTTCAACTGGAGTAAATTGCGTATATTTTTTACTTCTTCCCATAATCGCACCCTTAATCGCAATCATCATTTAATGGTTTTAATTCACCATAATCTAAATCATTTTCTTCGATTATATTTTTAACTTTATCTAAAGTCTTCTTCACTTGAGCATTTCCGAGAAAATCTAAATATTCATCCACTGCATAATGAAATACATCTTCTATTTGGAATTTATTTTTTGTTGAAAATTTAGTATTAAATCCCTCTATATATTCTGCAGGAATTATTTCTCCATAATATTCTCCAGAGTCAGAATTATATCTTACTGTACAAGTACAACCCCTGTATTGATAATATTCGATAAATTCATTTGATAGATATACTGCTTTATCATCCGATCTCATTTTAATAACTTTTATATTATCAATACAAGGAATACTTTGTACATTTTCAGATTCTCTAGGATCACAATATAATTCTACATTAATATTACCATACTCTTTCATTATAATAGATAAAGTATTTATTAATTGAGAAATTAACATGTTTATTCTCCTCATATTAATCCAGAAGATCATCTCTTGTAACGTTTCCAACTAAATCAAGAATTTTCTTTGGATTACTTTCATATTCTCTTACAGCTGCAATTTCCTCTTTAATATCATCCAATGTATATTTTACAAGAGTTCTATCAGATCCTGGATATAATGTAGATTCTGATAATTCGTCAACATCCATTTCACCTAAACCTTTATATCTTTGAACGCTAGATGGAGATACAGATTCATACAACTTCATTATTTGATATAATGTTTTCTTTTCTCCATTTATATTATAATATAATTTGTTATTGGACGAAATTATATCTAATATATTATGACAATCCTGTATAAACTTGTCAGATACAATAAGAGTATTAACTTTATCAATTGTTCCTTTAAGTATTATAGTATTCTTATTCTTTTCAACAGACATGAATCTATAAGTTGATTTCACTTCTTTAGATAATTTTTCATAATTTATCTTATTCTTATTTGAAACATAGTTATTTAAAACCATCTCAAGAAGATTAGGATTCAACGCATAAGTATTTGCTACTCTTTCTAGATAATAAATATAATCAGTATTCTTCATTAAAAAGATAGTAACATCTTTGGAACTTAGAGAATTTTTACCATCCGATATTGTATATTTCTCAAGAAACTTCTTTTGAATAAATCTAACAATATCAATTTGTTCTGTAAAGTATTTTGTTTTCTTTCCTTCTTTAATACTATAAAGTGGTGGTATTGCTTTATACACCATTCCAGCTTGTATCATCTGAGGAAAATATTTTAAGAATAATCTTAAAAGTAATGCAGATATATGCGCACCATCGACCAGTTTGTTATCTCTAGTATTTCTCTAGAGCTCAGACTATATCATCACCCACTTATTTCAGTTGGGGTGCACTTCCACTTCGAACTCTTTATAGAGCCCTACTCCCTCTCGGGATAGTCGTTGAACGTTCCTATATAATTATAGGCTTCGCTGCTGATTAGACATTGTTAATAACTTTTAGGACTTCTATATTAAAAGCTTTTATTTCACCTTGAGTCATCTCTCTACTTTGTTTCTATCTTTCGATTCCATATAGGCTCGAGAGCTTTAGCCTTTCCCAGCAATTCAAAAGTGTACACACATTATATTCCTATAATATGGGACTATTTTGGTAACTTTTATACCAAGTTAATCAGCGTCAGCCATAAACACAACCTTAGACACTTTACAATCTTTAACATCAAAATTCTTCTTATATTCTGTTCCTAATATTATCTTTGTAATTGCTTGCACCTCTTCATTAGAGAATACTGCTTGCCTAGAATTAGAAAAGGCATTAATAATTTTACCTCTAATAGGAAATATTCCTTGAGTCTCAGAATTTCTACCCTCCATTGCAGGTGCCATAGCAGAATCACCTTCTACTATTATTAATTCTATATTTTTCTTTCCAGTAGGTTTCTTATATTTTGTTGGGAGACCAGATAGTACATTAGAATGATATTTAGTAACTATTTTTGCTCTAGCACCTTCATTCTTCATTCTAAGATCTGCAATGTCTTTAAAGAATTTAGATATCTTTTGAAGATCTTGGGGATTGGCTTTGGACCATTCATCTAGTCCCTTCATTACTACTTCTTTACAATATCCAATCATATCTTCATTAGATACAATTTCTTTTGCTTGTCCAGTAAACACAGGTTCAATATGAGCTGCATCTATCATTACATTTAAACCATTTTTAATATCTGCAAATATTACTTTAGTTTTACCTTTTTGATTTGCTAAATATATATTATTCATATACTGGGTAAACCATCTGGATATTCCCTCTAATACTCCATCTACATGAGTACCTTGAACTGTAGGACAGAAATTACAAAATGATGTAACTTGTTCTATTGTTTCTGGACCATCTGTTCCATCCCCAGCGTCATAGCAAAAAGCAAGATTTAATTTATGAAAACCATCATCTCCAAATATAGTTATTGGCCTAATTATGGGATGTTTTACTTTAATAATAAGATCTGCTAATATACCATCATTATTTACTATCTTTTCTTCATGTTTTTTACCATCTATATCTATTGCACAAAAATCTAACTTGGTTCCTATCGGAGTCATCCCCATAGTTATCTTTAATAATCTATATATAGATTTCCACCCTAAATTCATTTCGCCCATTATTTCTGGATCTGGTGTAAAATATATTTTTGTTCCTTGCTTCTTTGATTTATTTGGAATCGGAACTGGTTGTTTAGTTTTAGGATATCCTTTATGGAATTCAACCTTTACCGCTGTACCATCATATTTATATGATTCTACAATCATCGTAGTACTCAATGCATTTACAACCTTAGCACCAACTCCATTCATACCCGCTGGATATTCTCCGGGTTTTCTTTCAAAGTTTTTACTCACATGAGCTTCAGTTAATATCTTTATTAAATTATCGAAAGGTAATCCTCTTCCGTTATCTTCACACACAACTTCTAAAGTTCTTTCATCATAAAAGAAACTGAACCAATTTCCTGGTCCACTTTGATCTACTATCTGATCTATTGCATTCTGATATATTTCTCTACAACAATTCAAAAGTCCCTTATTACCAATGGGACCTATATACATTCCTGGTCTTTTTCTCACTGCTGTTTGAAAATCTTTTAATTGCTTAATCTCGTCACCATAATTATCTACGGCTTTTTGTTGTTCTTTAGTTAATTCTGTGGACATTATATAAAATATCCTCCTTATAAAATATATAATATACCGATACTGGTTAACCAATTATATGTTCTTTATTAAAATTCACCATCTATATGACTATGATTTTTCGTCATTATAGAGATGTATTTTTTATATTTAAAAAATAATACATTTAAAAATAAAAACAATTTTGATAGACTAAAGGACTCTAGAGAAATTAATCTCTAGAGTCCTAAATTAATCTTAAGTGTCAATTATAAACACTTATAATGTTATTTATGCCTGAACATTTTCTGTGGTTGTAGTTGTTGTTGTATTATCTGCAGGTGCATTTGTGGTTCCAGGAGTATACTGGAATCCCTGTGTACCAGGCTGATATCCCATAGGCTGCTGTCCAAACTGACTAGCGCCTGCATAACCGAACGGATTTCCAAATGCTGGATTAGCTCCCATCATAGGCTGCTGCTGATATACTGGCTGTGCCTGCGGGAATCCAAATCCATTACCAGATCCCATCATGTTCATAAAGTTATTAAGAAGTCCCATAGCACTCTGGCTCTGCCCCTGATAACCATATACACCATAATTCTCATACTTAGCAAGATTTCTAGCTGCAAGATTAAACAGCTCTGGTGTCTTCTTTGCAAGTGGAATGATATCAAAGAACTGACGTGCTGCATCTCCGGGGAGATCTACAAACATGATCTTGATAGTCTGGAGAAGATTAATGAATTCATTTGTAATTGATTCTACATATTCTGTCGGACTATCTGTCATAATTGGAGTGAACTTCTGTCCACATACCTTACAGATTACTGCCTGTCCAGTCGGATCATTAGGATCAGCTTCAAGAGCATCATACATACCATCTGCAGTTCTGTGATTACATACTGCTCTAAGATGCTCATCCTCTGTAATTGTCAGAGTAAACTGGCTCTTGTTCGCCTGAATCTTCTTGATCTCCTCATCTGTAAGAGTATTGTTCCTCTTCTTAGGCATCTGCTGAGGCTGTACCCCATTAAACATCATCTGCTGCTGCGGGAATCCATATCCCATGTTAGTTTGATCAAACATAACTTCAATCCTCCTTTACTGATTGATATAATATTATAATATTTTTTTGAAATTCGATCATGCCCTAATCGATATTTCATAATTATAGTATATAATTAATTTAAATATTAATTGTAATAAATTAATACAATTAGTTATATACTTTATTTTAGTAAGTTATTTGTGCTGCTTGATTTGGACCAAGTTTTTGTCTATTTGTATATATTTCTAGACTAGCCTCATAATCTATCTTTTCCTGAGGAGTAAGCTTAGCGATTTCCTCGTCGCTCAGCACTTTAAATCCAGCGAGAATATAATCTCCGGTTTCAGGATTTATATCATAGTTACCTTTGTTGATTTTTATTATAGCCTGCATCTGCTCATCATCAAGATTAAGTCCCATAACCTCAATAAATTTAAGCACATCTTTAAGTTGAGCACCAAATTTGATCATATGAATATCGGCTTCTTCACAACCAATAACTATATTTGGTTCATTCCACCCTTCAGATCCTCTACCAACTTTGCCTCTAAAGTTATAAAATGTTTTTGAGCCTTCATCAAAAACTATAACTTTGCCAGCATCTAGATCATTAAATAGATGATAGTCTGTATCAGTATCTATTTGAAATTTCTTGATACCCAATGCATCTATCGCATTTTTAAATTTGTTCCAAGATTCTGTCGTCATAAACAATTACCTCCTTAATTTTATTATTTATTCGTTGTTTATGTCATTGCGATATGAATATGTAAGCGGCGATATTTCAACAAGAGCAGCTATATTATAAGTACTTCTTACTTCTAATAATTTATTATACAATACGTTATAAATATAACACAAATTCTGTATATGTGAAAAATGTGCTCCAATATTAGGATAATTTGGAGAATAACCGCGGAACATATTTACCGCATTACTAAGAAGTGTGTAATATTCTAGTTTAGTTCCAGCAGCAATAATAAGATTTTCTAAAAATCTAGAATCTACAAAATACTGTCCACATTTTTCATAGTCATATGCGCCATTAACCATCTCTTTAAATATTCTTTTTACTGCATCTTTCTGAATATTCTGAGGTGTAATAAGATTCATCCACGCCTCTTCATTACCATGATATCTGTTTTCCATATCCTGAAAATAATTACTTTTTGCCATTTATTTATACCTCTCCTCTAAATATATTCACTAGAACTATAATCATCTAAATTTATTTCCTCAGGATCAACAAATCCTGCATTTTGCAGATGCTCTATAAATTCCCTAACAGATATAGCATCCTTTAAAGGCACATTATCTGTTAAAACTATAGATTTATCTATATCTATAACTGGTAAATTAACTTTAAGACTTTCATATGCAGTATCTCTACCAGTATAAGATTCCCACCTTAAAGGAAAATCTTTATAATCTTCATTAAATCCAAGATCTGTATATAATATTACATATTGTCTATCTTTGGGATCTTTAGTATTGATAGATTTTTGTACTTTATCAAATTCTCTTATAAATAAAGTATTGTTTAAAAGATCCACGAATATAATATTGTTTATATCGGTATAAACTTCTACACCTTTCATATTATAAAAAAGATGTTCACCTCTAACAAATTTTCCACCAGCTGTTAATTTAGTTATAGCAAAATTATCTTCTTTATTTACTTCTTCTAATCTTCCTATAGCTTTAACTCGCCAATTATCATCAAATATAACCCCAGGAACCACTTTATTAGAATCATATTTACTAATATCAGCATTCTTGTTCTGCATCGTTATCACTCCTAACATTTTTTATTATCTTTATCGCAAGTAATTTTAAATATTTATCTCTATAATGATGTGCAATCAATTCCAAATAGTCATCCTCGTTATATTCATTTTCATTTATACTAAAATCATCCATAAACAATACCATTCCTAACTCTTACAACATCTATAAGATCTGTAAGTAATTTTATAGAACTTGCTTTATCCTCTTTATATATCTTTCCATATTCGGAATCTTTAAATTTACCATCCTCTGATTTCATTATTTGTGTTCTTATATTTTTTAAGTCTCTAATAGATAATGTAAGATTATTTTCATTCATTAATTAATCACCTCCATTATATAGATAATTTAAAAATATTTATTTTTCTTTTTTACATAAATTAAACCTTGTTTAAATCTGGTTATACCTGTATAATTTAATGCTTTTTGTATTTGAGGTCTAGTATATTCTTCTACATATATACCAGTTTGATATTCTGAACCTTGGCAAAGATGGGTTGTGAGACAATAAGCGAATTCAAAAAATTCACCCTTAATGTATTTATTATCCATGAATTTCATTTCTTGTTTTCTTTGATAAGGAGCAAGAAAATACTCAATATTACACTTTATTTGTCTAAACCAATCATTTATAAGATCTGGTTTAAAATCTAATGTAAATATACTACCATCATATTTAGAAACATCAGCTGGAGATAATACTGTACCACATAATCCATTACATAGTGATATTCCACAGCATACTATATCCCAATTATTCTGTCTACATATAACTCTTTCACCAATTGTAGGTAATTGCCCAGTGAAACCAAATAAATTTCTTATATTAGCATTTAATACTTCTCTGGTCCTATTAGTACCACAACATACACATTGTGCAAAATTAGTAAACATTTCAGGTTCTAATTCATCTTCTGTAATTACTAATACTTGATCACCATATAATCCACAATGTATTGGTAAGTTATTATTGGCTCTATTAGCTAAATAAACAATAGGGCTATTTTCTGCTTGTCTCATTAATTGAGTTAGTCTGTGTACTTTTCCAGATATTAAAAATCCAGGATCATCTCCAACAGGCGGTAGCTGATTTGGATCTCCACAAACAATAACTTTAATTCCAAAAGATAATATATCTTTTACCATTCTTTTTGGAACCATATACGCTTCATCTATAAATAATAATTTAATTCTTTCCTCTATAAAATCTCTTTTCTTAAATATTTTCTTTTTCTTTGGAAGATTAAATACTTTGGACATATTATCATAATCTTCTACCTCTATCATCTCATATAAACTACTATGAATGGACTTAGCGGATAAAAATCCTCTAGTTCTCATAACTATAGAGGCTTGCCCAGTATATGCCATAGCAAGATATTGATCAGTATTTAAATGAAGAGATTTTAATATCTCATATATAAGAAAAGTTTTGCCAGTACCAGCAGCACCAGCTATCTGAAATACTTGTTCTGATTCATTAAAGAACCAATTTACAGCAGCTTGTCTAATCTTTTCTTGATCATTATTCAATAGATTCATATTATACCTCTGGTAGTATATCAAAATTACTTAAATCATAATTATCATTACCTGATATTATAAATATAGCTTCAATATAAGATAAATATAGATTATAGTAATAATTAGTACATATATCTCCATTCTTAGTCCTTATTACTAATCTCTGTTTAAATCTTTCATCTTTAGATATAAAAGCTTTATTGGTTTCTTCTTCTGTAAAATGAGCTATGTATTGGATATCATTTCCATTCATGGTTTCTTTTTCTATATAATATCCGAATAATTTCACCATTAAATCATAATTAGAAGATGGATCAAATATAATATCATTATTGCTTCCATAAACAACACCATTTAAACTCATTTTTATTCTTTTATCTTTAAATTTAAGTATTATACCGGTATCTTGATCATAAATATAATTCTCATTATTTATAGATAGTCCGATTTCTAAGAAAAGCTCATAATACATTTCTGTATTATTATTAAAAAACATCTTACCATTAGCTGAAGGATACATATTGTTCCTCCTTTCTTTTTTCATAAATAGTTAAATTAATCACATCTTATTAATTATTGGTTATTGGAGGTGTATAAAATTATGGGATTCTTCGATGAAAAGAAAATTGTTACAGAAAGAGTTAAATTAGTAAACGAAATTACTTTACCAGAATCTATAAATGATTATGAAAATATAATCGCACAATTTTATTTTAATATATTTACCCCATTACTAGATAAAAGTAAAATTAAATATGAATCAAAATCTGCACCTTCTGTTAGTAAGTTTAATAATAATAATCTTAATCCTTCTGACTATGATCAATCAAATTATATAAATCTTACAATACCAAGATATATTCTATTTCAATTTAAAGATAAAATACCAAAAGGTACAGAATTTATAATTACGTGTATAGGTGAATTTAAAATAGAACATTTTAGAATTATTGGAGTTTATACTCTGGATAGTGAGGTGCAAAATGAATCAGAAAAGACAACAAGCTGAAGATTTAATATATAAGATATATGATACAGTAGATCCTTCTAAAACTAATTCTGATTATTATAGAAAGATATTTGCTACAATGACAGATAAAGATTTCGAAGAATTCTGTAAACGTAGGTTACCCTTTAGATTTCATAATTCTGTATTTAAAGTTGAACCTAAAATGTATGATATAATAGATGCTTTTAAAGTATTAAATAAACCTCTATTAGAGAAAGTTAAATTACCTTATGTATATAAGAACGATAAAGGTGAGCCGGTGGAAACTCAAGAATGTATGGTAATATATATTCATCTTAAAAGAATGAAGCAGATGCTTACCAAGAAAAATAATACTGCATTGAATATTGGTAAACGTGATATGAAAACTGGTAGACTCATGGGAGAAGATAAAGGTGGTCAGGAAACAGATAAAGAATTCGAATCATTGGCTACTATGGGTCTAGATTGGACAATGGATGAATTTGCTAGACCTAAAGCTGATGCTATGGAAGGAATATCTCAAATGTCCAATGCCATATTAGCAAATGGATATGTTTCTGACAAAGATCTTCAGATACCTAATGATGATTCGCTGGGAAAAAATACACTTAATGCTTATCTATTGGGTGCTCATATTGCATCAAATCTCGTTGATATAGATTACATGACTCCTTATACAGCAAAAAATAGAGCTCCTAGAGTATAACTCTAGGAGTCCTCTTCTAATTTTTCTGATATGGATATATTTAATTCTGATATTTCAGGAAACATATCCAAAACCTCAGTAAATAAATTCCCAACTTTATTATTAACAATATCAGCTAATGATTGGGCGTCCTCCTCAGACAATACCACATCTTTATCTTTTGTACCATATGTTATATTTAATATAATATGATTTGATGATTGATTGTCAAATTCTAATCTATTTCCAGGTGTACAATAATATTCTTTACTCATATAATTACCTACTCTTTCTTCTTTTTGGCATTTTCAAGGAAAGAATTTTTAATACTTTTCTCTTTATTATTAGTAGGTTCATATCCATATTTTTGTTCAACAATTCTTTCACCACCAAGTCCACCAGAACCAAGTCCACCACTCGTAGTAAAAATATTTAACCCATGCGGATTCATTTTAGCATAATTACATTGAGCCTCTGATTGAAGATACATAGTTTGATAATTCAATATAGCAAAAAATTCTAAGAATTTATCAATATTCATATCTACATAATCATCATTAGTGCATATAGTCATTCTGATTCCTTCTTTATATGTATTATCTTCGTACTCCATTACTATAGGTTCAAACCTTAACCAATTTTGTAAATCTTTTATATATTCTACAGGTTTAAAAGTTCCATTTATAACTAATCTATTATTTTTCTCTGCAAATATTCTATTGGAGCTAAAGAACCAAGGTAATATTCTGTCTTTTATTATATTATGTAATATATAAACATCATTAATTCTAAGCAATATAGAACTAGTAAACATAGTTTTATTATTTATAATATAATAGAAACTCATAGTTCTTTTTATAGAATTACCAATATCTGTTCCTAAATATTGATTAGAATTATACTGTATTTCAAATTCATAAAATCTTCTATATCCGTTTTTATCTTTTCCTGACAATCTGGTACAAAAATCTAAAGTATGAATATTATCAAAATATATTATAGTATCAGTTATTTTGTCAAAATCTGTATAATTCATAAAAATAAAAACTCCTTATTATAAGAATAAACCCCTGATATATTTTTATATATCAGGGGTTTTAAAAAAGCGAATCTAAAATTATCGCTATCTTTCATTTATGCAGCATCCTGTGTGTCTCTTAAAATAGAAGAATTGATATCTACATCTGCAATTTCAACAGTGAAATTATGATTCTTTATAATTTTTCTACCCAGCTCTGTGCATAGCGGAACAGATACAAAATAATATTGTATACCGGTTTCAAGATTAGGAATTGGTGATTTTAATGGTGCCTGAATATAAATCTGCGATCCAACAATATCCAATCTAAATACTTCGTAAGATGGTTCTTCTGAATTTTCTGAAATTGCTCTTGGGATCTTTATCAATATTAATCCATTTTCAATAGATATATCGTTTCTATTTATAGATGGATATACTTCCTTGATATCAGGATCATTAATAATTATATTCTGAATATCGGATGATGGAACCGATTCCTTTTCAGTATCTTCAACTGATGATGTAACCTCTGAAACATCTCCATCTTCACTTATAGTATAACCTATATTAAAAGCTGGTGTTATCTGTTTCTCCTCCTCATCAGCAACTATATTTCCTCCAAAGGGTATTACATTATCGTCGTTTTCAGCTTTTTTTTCTTCGGCTTTGTCATTTTCAGACTCATCTTCTTCAGGATGATCATCATACTGGGCAACAATATCAAGGAAATTCTTACGCTTTCCAAATTCATCATATAAATCATCCTTAGTTATAACTCCAGAAGATACAAGCTCGGCTACTTTATTAGTTATAGGAGTATTAAGCTCCAATAAATTTTCAAGTTTTCTATCAGCCTTATCTTTTTTCTTCTGTTCCTTTTTAGCTCGTTTTTCTTCCTGCTTTCTCATAGCTTCATCCATAATCTTTTTAGCATCTTCCTTAGAAAGCATGATTACTTCTTCCTTATTGTTCTTTACTTCTTCATTATTGTTCTTTGCTGCTTCCTTCTTCTTAAATAGTTCCATGTTTTCATCCTCCTTATTAATTAATTTATTTTTGGGCATGGATTTATTTGTATCATTATTATAATATATAATTAATTTATTTATTAAAACTTAGTTTTTACGTTATTATATTTAGAATCATTAACAAAATCAAATGGTTTAATCTTCCCTTGAGGTTCTTCTTGTTTCTTCTCTATACCAGAGAAATCAAATCTTTTATCATCAAATTCCAATGGACATATACGCCATGTTTCTCTACTAGCTATTATATCTTGCACCCTCTTATTTATTTCATAAGATTCCATTGTAGTATCAGAAACATCTTTAGCATATTTATTAAATACTGGAAGTTTGTGATAATAAAATTTTCTTACATATTTGAACCCCATATCCACCAATTCTATATACATTGTATTGTCATCTCTGGTTCTTCCTAATGTTTGTCTAGCTACAATTTCAGATTTAAAAGGCTCAGCTAACAATATAGTCATCTTTAAACCTTCAATATGCTCACCTAAACCAGCAGATTTAGTGGTAGATAATAATAATTTCTTTTTCTTTTCTTCTAACTTCTGATCATTTGGGACTAGTGATGAGAATATTCCTATATCACCTAAGAATTCTGGATAGTTAGTTCCAATCCAATGATAAACTCTAAGTATTCCTTCATTAGTGCCGATATACATAAGAACTCTACCATTACATTTTATAACCAATTCCATTATAATTCTCATCATTTTATAAAATTCTGGATTCTTGGTTAGATAATCTATATACTTCATTCTATCCAATCCATATTTATTTTTACATTTGGAAACATCACTAGGAGATGGTCTAGAGTTCCATTTTATGGCAATATAATCTGTATGGGGATCATTCTCTGCATCAAATAAATCTATAGATGGAACATTTTTAAGTGATACTTGATAAATTCTATTTTCTTTAAAATCGCTTCTTCCAGGAGTAGCAGTAACATAATAAGTACGCCATACATTGGTATGATAATCTATCATAAGCATATTGTCAAAATTAGTATGAGCTTCGTCATAAAACTTTAATCCTATACCAAGATATCTAAATAACTCATAAACTTTGTCCCATCCATAAGTATCACCAAATGATTTTAATGTTCCATGTGAGCACAAATATATACTAGCATTATTAGCTTTCGATGAATTACCCGATAGTATCATATTGATACTATCCGATCCTTTAATTTGAAATATATCTCTATCTTGTAAATCAGTATACTTAATAATTTCGTCTTTCCATTGAGATAGTAATGTATTAGATGCAGTTATAATCATGGATTTAATCTTATAAAAACATATAGTCATTATAGAACAGTAAGTTTTTCCTTTACCAGTATTAAGGTTTACAGATAACTGATTAATATCACTATTCTCTTCAAATTCATTAACTCCACACATGAATTGTAGAGCCTTTATTTGCTGTTCATCTCTTGGTTTATACTTTGGATTGATATTAATCTCTTTATATCTATGAGAATCTTCTCTATGATAATACTTTTCATCTAAACATTTTCTAACCCACCATAAATCTATACCTCTTGGAAGATATAATTTTTCGTTTACCGCATCATAGTGCATTCCAAAAGGTACAAGTTTATGGGTTAAAGGGTCCCACACAGAAAATGTCTGCTCTATCTTTTCATTATCACCTAAATGATAATCATTGATTATTATGGCTGTATTTGTTACCGTTATCTTTTCCATAATATATTTACCTTCTATTCCTCGCTATTAATAGAATCAAGCATAGTTTTTACATTATTCCATTTTGTATAATTATTGTAAAATTTTGGTTTATATGAATTATCCTGGATTCCTTTTATCACTTCATCTAAATCATGCCAAAACGGAGACTTTGAATATGAATTCCGATCTAAATTTCTCATCCATTTTATCTGCTCTTTACTGAAATCAAGATCTAATATCATAATTCTAGTTAAAGTATCAAACATTTCTGCTGTCTCAAAATCATAATTTTTCCAATAATATGGAGATGAAAAACCTAAATTTGATCTGGCAAATGCATATTTTTGTTCAATTGATTTCATCTTAGTTCCCAATACGTCAGTTATAATATGAATAGCATCTTCACTCATACCATCTTGAGTAAGATATTTAGTGATTATCTGTATATCGCTTAATCCATATTTCTTTCCATATTCCATAATTTCTTCTAACGAATACATATATTATTACCTCCTATAAAGTGTTATTATATTTTACTATCTAGTCAAAAAATATTCAGCGGTCATCTTAATTCTCTCTTTTATAGAAGTAGAGTACCCTGTATAATAGGGTACTCATATTATTGTTTAATAGTTATTAGGATTCTCTAAATCCTTTTTATTAAGTTTCTTTTTCTTCCTACTTCTCCCAACTCTAATTTTAGGATTATCAAATCCTATAGGTTGAACAATATTCTTCTCTGATCCATCATCAGGAATATTATCATCAGATATAATATCCTTATTTTCCAAAAACTGCTGTGGTTGTTCCATGAAATATAGATCATCAATAGATGGTTTATATAACTTTCTAGAGTTCGGATCTAAGAAAATTTTACTTGGAGTTGTACTCTGAAGACGTACAGTTATAGATGGATTGTGAGAAAGTGAATTACCTAATGTAAGTATCTGATAATCTTCATTTGGAATATCCCAATTAGGTTTCTCCAATTCATCTTCCCCATTTCTAATCTGATTCATAATCAACACTTCAAAATGTACAGCATTAAGTGTAATATTACCTAAGATATTTGTATCTGTAAATTCTTTAAGTAATGTATCTTTATCGTAATCTTTCATTACAGATTTTACATCTATAAGTTTCTTGATCTTATCCATTGTATGGGACAATTCGTTATTCTTTATTTCCATTGCAAACAAAGATTGGAAATTGAATAGATCTACCATATTAATTTCTATAGCAGAATTATCTTCATTATAATTCTTCAAAGCAAACTCTAAGAAATCCGATGTAAAATATAAGTTGTCTGCTTCTGAGGTATATATCTTAATATCATTTCCTGCAGGATCTCTTACAATAAATGAATTAATATAATAATTATAGTCAATCTCATCATTCTCATCCTCAGTCTTTATTTCTTCATCGATTATCAATTTATAATCTTTTACTATAATCCCTTCTTTAATAGATATAGTATTGAAAAATGCTGTGAAGAAATCATAAAATCCTTTAGACCAATTAATCTTGATAATATTAGATTCAAGAAGATGTTTTGCAGATAATAGAGTTTGTGTATATATAGATGAAAGTCCTTCTGCAGCTATTTGACCAACATTAACTTCTTTATTAGTATATGCTAGATCACCATAGCATTTATAACATATTCCTTCACCTCTAGCTGCAGATGAACAAGTCATTGGGGATCTAAAATATAAAGTTTTACCAATAAGATGTTTATCTCTCTTATAATCTAAAAACTTATCTATTCCAAATGGATTCTCCCTATAATATCTCAGATCATACATCTTTAATTTTATATCACTATCTATTGTAACTTTCATAAAGTTTCTAGTTCCACATATATAATTAGGATCTGGATATAATCTAGTATCCTGATTGTTTAATTCTAGTTTTCTAGCAAACTCACCAGATTCACCAACATTATTTTTCTGAAGTATCTGTGCTACTCTACCATTAGATGACTCGATAAATAATTCTGTTGGATTTTGGAGACCACCATTTAAGAATGAATGGTTAACCGCAACTGGGTATACCGATCCTTTACCATCTGGTTTTGATCCTATATTAACTGCTACTTCTTTATACTGTTTTGGAGATACTGCCTCTCCGGTTCTAAATGAATCGGACAAACAATGATCAGAGTTCTTAATATATTGAATCTGTTTATGAGTGATTTCCATACCATATTCTTTTACATCTTCTAATGGAACCTGAGATATATCAAGATGCATTGTATCATAAAATTCTGGATATTGATTCATTAAATCAATCGTATCTTCAAGGTTTAACGAATTACTTAAAAATGGCTGAAATCTTCTAAATTCTCTAAACTTTCCAATTGTACCATCTATTATCTGATTAAGATCTATAATATCTACAAGTTTTCTGTTCTTATCTATAAATACATTATCTATATATTGTTTACAATATTTCTGAGTAATATCATCTGGAAAAAAGAGATGAACCGAATGAATAGTTTTATCTATCATAATTCTTAATCTCCAAAACATGAGATTAAACATATAATCAAATAAAGATAAATTAATATCTACACGATCTATAAAATGTACATGAATCTTCATACTCTGAACAAATTCTGTTTCAATTCCATCTTTTAGAATATTTATAGCATGATCAAATAAAATATCTATATTATTTTTATTAATATCTTTGGTATAAATATTTTGATATCCTGTGGTTACCAAGTCCTTATAAGGACTATAATATTCCTCTAGATATTCCATGTTCAATACCTCCATTATTTTAATTTCATCTATATAGTATATAATTGTTTTTGTTAAAATAAATTATTACCTAGTCCTCTTTTATTGGTATAATTATATCTGGATTCCAAATTACTATAGATTCACAATCCCATGTATTAAAACATAATTCTTTATTGCTATAAAAATAATGACCTATACAATGATCTAAAAGTTCTATACCATCGTACCCATCTGATCTTATTTTGTCAAAATCTATTAAAAGAAATCCTCTGTATTCATAAAATGGCACTTTTTCTTCCACATCTTTTATATCTCTAATATTAAATATCTTAGAATTATTGCGTAATTTAAAAATAAATTTTATATCTCCAAGTCTAAGTTTTATTCCTTCATTTATACAAAGTTCTTTCCAACCATATTGTGCATTGATTGGGCTGGCCCAAAAACCATAGAGTGGCTTATTTATTGGCCACCGTGGATTTAATGTCATTTTTTCACGTATAAGCAAATTCTTATCAAATTCTGCTTTTAAATAAGATACATAAATCTTGTCTTCTTTTTTCATATCATTATTCCCCATCGAGATAATATTTATTTTCTTGCTTATTCTTATATTCTCTGGTTTTAAGAATAATCTTCTTATATTCGTCATATGATTTTGGATAAACATATTTACCATCTATTACATTGAAGCAAGGCTCATCTACACACATTTCATATTCATTAGCAGTTACAACAATATAGATATCAAAATCTTTAAAGCCATCTAATATCATATGAAATAATTCTTTGATCTCTATTACATTATCAATAGAATATCCAGAATCTATAGCATCGAAAAATAACCATCTTTCTTTAGTTTTAACTTCTTTCTTTACTTTATCATTATCAGAAAATATAGAAGCTAAAGATAAAAACTTTTCAGTATCATCGGTTAATCCTTTATTAATATACTTTGCAATACCTTTAGTGCATTCACCGATATTCATTCTTATATTTTCACCTTCTGATGCAAATACCCTATTTAATATTTCATTAGTCTTTCCTTCAAAGTTCAACTTATCCATCATATTATGTCCACCATGAAGCATATTATCAAAATATAAGAAATCTATATGCTCTTCTTTAAGACTATTCATCATTATATGTTGTAAAGTAGACTTACCAGCGCCATTACAACCAATCAAAACAGTAATTCCAGGATTAATTTCAATGGAATTTTTCTTATAAATAATTCTTTGCTCATAATATCTTTTATTAACTTTAAATTCTCTACTCATTTATAATTTCCTTTCAATAATACATTTCAATAATACATTTACATCATTTACTATTTATATAGTATTTAATTGAAAAACATTATAATAATCTGAAGAAAGAGGGTGAGATTATGGCTACTTATTATGATTATTTAAATAATCCTGCTCAAACTTATACCTTAGAGCAATTCATAGCAATGAAAAATACAGATAATATGACATATAATAATTTCTCAATATATGGTGTCATAGATGGTCAAAAAATTCTTGAATCTAATCTCATTGATGAGTATTTAGACGAGTTAGTAAAAATATCTTCTATAGTTGAATTAACTATAGATGAATATAAAAAATATAAATTTGCTCCAGATTTATTAGCTTATGATGTATATGGATCAACCCAATTAGATTTTATAGTATTAGCCGCAAATGATATGGCTGATCCAAAAGATTTTAATTTAAAGAAATTAAAATTGCCATCAGCTAGTAGATTAAGAAGTTATTTAAATGAAGTATATAATTCTAATAGTAATTGGATAAATAAAAATCGGTATGATTTGGATAAATTAGAGGGCTAGTAGATTATTTCTACTAGCCTCTTATAATTATTCTGATTTTTGTTTCTCTAATTCAATAATTTGTTGCCTAATTCGCTGCTGCTCTTCTGAATTTTCTTCACATTTTTTAGCTAGTTCCTTAGCATGATTTGGATTTGATACTAATTCTGCTATGAATTCTCTATCAAGTTTCCAATACTCTTCTTTAAGAACTTTTAATTTATCGAAAAGAGCATCTCTGATTACAATTTCATTATCCATTTAGTTTTCTCCCCTTAATTCTTCCATCCTTTCTCTGATTTCTTTTTCTTTATCTGATAATTCTTCAGATTTCTTATTTAATTCTCTAAGTTTTTCTTGATCTTCTATTTTCATTTCACCATTAACTTTAGATTTAAATATAAGAATATCTACTAAATTATCAGTATGATGCTTTTCTGTAATAATATCAGATAATTTATTTTTTAATTCTGCAAATTCTATTAATTCAATCATATACACTCCCCTTAACCCATTAATTCTTCTATATTTCCAATATCTAATTTAATATTATTTACAAAATTAGACTCCTCATTTATAAATATTAGCGGTTTAATAATTTTATCATTCTCCTTTTCTTCATTTATTGAATATGATTTTTTATTAAATGTATTTTCTTCATCATTATTTATAGATAAATTCATATTTTCTGATGTCATACTTGAAGCGCCACTAATTTTTACTATTGAAGATCCAGCTCTATTCATATCTAATTGAGTATGAATAGATTCTTTGAACTGTGGAATACCACCAACATCTTCAACTAATCTCATAGTATTTCCAGGAATGAACGGTTGAACTATGTATGTTCTTTTAGTCTTTGCTCTGGTTTTTACAGCATTAAAAGCCATATATAATCTATCTTCTTTATCATAATCTAATGTTATAATGATACCAAAATCCAAATTATCTATCATAAGCATAGATTCACCAATGTTAGATTTTCCCAATGCTTTACCTGTATCCTGATTCTTTTTTCTTTCCAATTCTTCCAAAGTTCTAGAAGCATCTCTATTAAGATGAGAACAAGTAATTACTGGTATATCTTTTATAGCTGCAAATGATTTCATCTCATTTACAATATCTCCAAGCTCCAATCTTACATCGGAATTTCTATCTATACTTCTAATTCTTTTTACATGATCTTGAATTATACATATTACTTCTTTTCCTCTATCCTCCAAATTATCACAAAGAGTATATAAATAACTTGTATCGACAGATTTATTTGGTTTATAAACAATTACTAAATCTATTGGACTAGAATCTGTTAATTTTAATTGTCCCTGATTTCTTAACTGATTAATTACTTCCTCTAATGAGTAATTCGCCATACCATAATTATTTTCTACTGCCAAATCGTATAATCTTGTTATGGTCTCAACAACAGTATTCTCCATTGTAAGCATTACAACGCAAGGTTTCTTTGATGGATCTTTCGGTTTATATAAATTATTATAATTTTTAATCTGATACATAATATTCAATAATAATTTTGATTTACCAATACCAGATGTTCCTAAAAACATATAAACTCTACCAGATTCAAAACCACCACCAATCATTTCATTTAATCCCTGCATTCCAGATTGTAATCTTCTTGATGGATTTGTCACCATATTATATGTTTCCGTAATACAATTCTCAAAATTTCCATCTTCCAATGAAAACATCATATCAGTCGCATTGCTGATAAAGTTCATTTCCCTAAAATTATTTTGAAATGTATTTACCAATGCACCTATTTGTGGGACAATATCTTGTTTATTATAAAAATCTGATGTTTTAAATTTTGTCAATAAATCTATCATTTTATCAGCATTAGCATATATAAAATTCCATTTTAATGACTCAAATATAAATGCTGTTATATAATCTATTTCAGATTTTGAAAGAATTAATCTATCATAATCTATAAAATCTAATTCAAAACTAATTCCACCATTTATATAACTTAAGACAATGCTTCTATCATTTAAATTATTATCTATCCTAGCCTCTAATCCCTTTTTTATAAAATCAACTCGTTTAAGTAGCTCAGGATCATTTTCATAATTAACAGGATTAATTGAATTAATGAGATTTCTTAGTGCGATTAAATGCTCTATTCTTATTAACCTGTTTTCTTGCAATATATATCTACAGAATAAATCATAAGTGTTAATATCCAATTTCATACTAACTTGTTCATTGTTAGATTTTTTATATCCTGTTTTTTGTATAACCACTTATAGTCACCCCTCTTTATATTTCCATTTCATGTCTGATTATTCGAATGTTTTGTTATAAATCATTTCTAAATTATATTATTTAACAATTCCCTTAATTTATTTACAGTTATAAATTCATATCCCTCAGAATTATTAATATACATTACAAACTTATCTAAATCTGAAATAGAATTATCAAAAAGATAACTATATGTTTCGTCTTGTTTAATTTGTTCCTCTTTCTTCTTTTCTTCAATTTCCGAAATATCCATAAACTCTACAAAAGTTTTTGAATTATTTCTATAATAATTATTAATAATAGTTTTATCTGACCCATTTACTGGAAATCTAACTTTAACCTTAATGAAATCAATTCCTTCTGATTCTTGTTTATGATTTATATAATCAATAATATTTTTAGGATCATCGGATATCAAATCATCCAAAAATATTGTATCATATCTAAATGATTCTATTTTTTCAAAATAAGTATAGTGATAACGGGTATCCAAATCATGCACTAAGATTAAAAATCCCTTATCCTCTTCTTCACCAAATTTCCACCTATAAGGACATCCACAGTAATAATAGAATCCATTAAAACATCCACCTTTGTGTACATGTCCAGAAATTGCAACCCCGGTACAATATATAAAATCTTTTTCTGTTAATAATCTTCCAGCACCAACATTATCTCCAAACACTGCACCTTTAAATGTACCATGAACAAAAGCTTCATCGTACCATCCAGATTCACAGAAAAAATGTTGATATATAGATTCGTCTACTCCGTATAATTCAGGGATGCAAAGAATCTTGCATCCCTTTACAGTTTCAAATTGTATTTGAGTTACAACTCTTACATCTACAGATTTATCATCCATATAATGATAGAACATTTTTAATTGATCATAATCGTGAGAATAAGTTCCATGTAATAGTATTAGTGTAGCATTTTTCTCTCTACATATAGAAACCAAATTATCTATAAACAATGAAGCATACAATACAACGTCAGAATTGCTCATAACTTTATGATCAAATATATCACCATCTACAGATATTAAATCTATTCTAGGAAGATTAATTATTTTTGATATAAACTGTTCTTGTAATATTTCATATTGAGTCTTAGGATTAAATGCACCAAAATGAAGATCAGCTATATGAATTTCTATTATTTGTCCCCTATTCAATCTGGTATCATATTCATAGTCTTTAACCATTTTTCTTCCAATTCCTTATAATTATTTCTTATATATATACTATTAAATATATTAAAATTTATAGTATTTAAATCATAGTTAACTATCTTATCAAATACTATACCAATATAATCATAAATAAATCTATCTAATTCTTGTTTAATAAACTCCAATTGAAGGTCACAAATTTCATCATCTAATCCATCCTCGTTAATTAAACTGGAATCTTCGACATAATTATATTTATATATAATACCGGACGAATTATTAGTTATTTCCATTTTTATAAATGATAGTTTATTCTCTTTGTCCAATCCAGTAATGGTATCAAATAAAGTAGAGGTGCTTGATTTTTTTATTTTAGATTTTTCAAATAATATATGAAAAGTAAAATTTTTATGTTTAATAGTCATTGTAGATTTATTTTCATTTTTCGATACTAATACTGATTCGGATTCTATTGGAGCAATCATCAAAGGTGATGTAAAATTATATATATAATTTAAAAAATTTTCCAATAATTTTACCCAATTTTCAAATTTTTCTTCTTCTGAATAATCTTTGAATATATAATCTTTGATGGATACAAATTCATTGTTTCTAAGTACAGAATATAAATTTATTAAAGATTGTTTTTGTTTCTTTTTTGTATTAAAAATATCATCATGAGCAAATAAACCTTCATTTCGATAATAATATTTTTCCCACTCATCCTTAAAATCTTTACAATGAGTTGATGTTATATAGTTATAGAAACTTTTAGTTTTAGATATAAATATATTATTCAAATTATATCACCTCACTTATATAAAGAAATAATATTATAAATATAATCACATAAAACATTCTTTAATTCATCATTAATCCTTTTAATTATAGGAATATTAGAAACATTTAGTCTATGTAATGTAAAATTATAATTATTTCTTTCTTCATTTTCATTTAATTCCATTATTTTTATATCAAAAGTATTATCATTAGAATTAAAATCAAATATAGCAGTTATATTTTCAAATTTAAGAACCATCTCCATATTATCATAAGTTATCAATTCATTAATCTTAACTAAAAATATGGATTTATATTGTTTCTCATCAAAATTATTATATACATATAGTGACAATTCTGATATATTTTGCATAGTAAGATAATAATTACTATTTCTTAATGTATCTATATTCTTTAATAACTTCTTTTTATCATTTTTCCATATAATATTAGCGATAAATTTTGGAAATTTAGATTTTTCCCTTTTCTCTATCATAGATGCATTAACTTCTAAAAAATCTCCAATAATTCTATCCATAGATTTTTGATCAATCATATAAATCACCTGCCATATTCTATTAATAGTCCTTCTTTTCTTTTTTCTTCTGCTTCTTTCGAATTTACTTTATATAATGTAACCCATTTACCATTCATATTACATTTTGGACACAAACAACCATGATATAAATTTTCATTATTATTTATACTATACATTCTATTTCCACAGCAACTTGTATAGAAAAACATTCCCATTCCGTGTATTTCAGGTATAGGTTGATATAAAGCATACGAATGTGGTATCATATTATTCTTTTCCTTTCAATACATCAAAAGTATTCTTTACAGATTTTTTAATTCCGCTAAATTCATTCTCCATAGATAATATTGTATAATAAGATTGTACCAGTATTCCAAAATCTGTTATATATCTATTAATAATTTCTGCTTGCCATGGAATATTATAATTCAAAAACATATCCTCATATTTATGCTTAGCTTCCTTATCTACTCTTCTTATACCGACTCCATCTTTC